CTAGACTGCCCCTGTGCAGCTAGACTGCCCCTGTGCAGCTAGACTGCCCCTGTGCTCCCTCGCTTCGCTTCGGTCGCACACCAAATTTCCGTTTACAAACAAATTAATTTTCATCTAACTCACGTATTAAGTCATTAACATATTTTACACATGAATCCAACTCGTCATATCCGTCCAAAATCATAGCACCCACAGTGATATGAAGTTTGTCTATCACTTCTTTTTTGAACAGCACGGCATTCGCCTTGCTTGTATCAGACTTTTCTATTACCGTTATTGCGGAATCAATCATCCTAGTTACTTCGGATGGCGGCATCATAGGGATATCAGCACCTTTCCGCCAAGACTGATATTCTCTCATTTTTTTAATAAGTTCTTTTTTTCTCATGACAAGTCAGATATAGACTTTTTAACCTCATTAAATGACTTATCCGGACAATATGAAATTACACCATTGTTTTTACCATAAACATACAGGCTTCCTTCCATAAAAAGATTGCCGTAATTATCTTGTTTGAAATAGACCTTGTTTATCTTTTCCACAAACTTTCTATTTCTCCATTCTCTGTACATTTTGAACAAATTTTTCATATATCTAGTGTTTAACTGACTATACATTCCTAATAAATAATGGGTGGTTATAGCATAAATGAAAAGGACTATACCACCCCTACCCCTTTTAAATTATGAAAAGAATTAAGATCCAGGCAACAGTCCATAAGACAAATATTGTTTTAATGATCTTTTATGGTACAAATATAATAATTATTGTGAATTAAGCCAAAATTAAACAACAATCTCCCAATCATCGGCAAACACATCGCTAATAGACGGAACCCATGAATCAGCACGCCCGGTGTTCTCATTGTAAATAAGACACTGGCTTGTATAGTCAATGAATCCTTTGCCTTTCAGAATAAGGTCTTTTGCTGATTGCGGAAGAGATTGCATCTTGGGAATAATGTCGCTATCAATGTGTGCCAGTACATGTTTGATAACCCATAGGCCCTTATCATTCCAGCCGTTTCTACGGACAGCATAACCGTATTTAAGAGCCTTGATCGCCATACCAAAGTTCATATTCCGCACTTCTGCGTCATCAGAACCTTGCATACGCTGTATGAGAGTATCAAGAAGCCGTATATAGTCGAACATAGTACAACACTGCATTTCCAGTAAACACTTGTTGTACATATCATTAACGACTTCATCCATTTTCCCTGAATCTATGAAAGCGGCTAACTTTACATATCTTCCATTGAGTTCTTTGGCTTCTATCTGCATACGGTCAACTGTTGTTTCGGCAATATTATACGCCTTTTCAAACGTATCTTTAGGACTCCAGCTTTCGTATCCATCTTCATAACGAACATGATAGCCCTCATCATCGAAATTTTCCGTTGACGGTTTTTCTCTAAGAAGATGTTTTCCCCACGCATCACCTCTTGTAATAGGTTCTGCTTCAATCTGTTTTGTTCCAATGTACTTTTTCATATCAATATGATTTAATTGCTATCTTGTTCCAAATAAAGTATTTTAAATACCTCCCTTTCTATCTTTGTCACAACGCTCTCATCAAATTTGTCCTCATCAATGCTTTTTATGTAGTCAACCAAAGAATGAATCTTCCTGTTAACATGAATCATAGTAGAACGAACATCATCAATCATCACGCTGTTTGAAGCCTTATCCATCTCCTTGTCTGCAAAAGTTCTCTCATGTATAGTTCCATCTTCCTCAATTTTGTATGAAGGAATTTTGAAAAACTCACATACATCAAAACGGCTCATAAGACTAACTACATTCATCATGCTTGTAATATCATCATCAGAGCAATCCAATACGATATCCCTATAATCTTCACACACCAAACAACTCTTAAAAGAAAAATACGGGATATCATCTTCCGAATCAAAAGGCCATGTTTCTTTATACTCGTTTGTTTTCATCTCAACAAACTTAGAATGATCATATCCAACAGACTTGTATTGATTGATATCATCAATCCACCCCATAAGTTTAGACATTGTATCATTCAAATACTTTTCATATAACACAACATCATAATACAATGCAGGTAAAGCATTATCACGGGAAGAGAAAGTTACAGGTTCAGAAATAGATTTCAAAACGGATAACTTACCCAACACAAAATTAAATATGTCAGCTAAAGGAAATTTACTCTTTATTCGTTTCATTATTAACTACAAAAAAATCGGATGGAGGAAAACCCGAAATATGGCAAAAAAGATAAACCTCCATCCGCAAACAAAAACAAGAATTTAATCAATACAGGCAAAAACCACACATTTCTGATAGCATTGCAATACTAAAAGAGCAAATCATCCCGTCTTTCAGGCTGGACAGGTGCAGGTGATGGAGCTTGTGCTGGTTGCGGCATATCTATCTTAAAGCACCCAACTTCATTGTAATATTTACCCTGGTATTCTCTTGCTCTGATTTCAAGATGGGCAGTAATAGTATCACCCTCTTTCAATTGAAGATCACACAGGGTGCCCATTACATAGAAATACACCTCTTTGGAATACATGGAACCAATTTCCTCAACGAGATAATTTCTCTTCTGCCAAGGATTACCTGCCTTACTTGTACCAGCCTGTAACTGACCTACTTTCTTTACTTTACAATTTAATACTAAATCCATTTTTTTATTTTTTATATTTTTCTTCTTTAATCCGATCCAATTCTCTCATTGCGGACAGCCTTCTTTTGTGAGCGTCCACCCTTATCCAGAAAACCTTCCAGCTAACTTCCTTACCATTAGTGGTGTTCTCTTTAAGTATCTTGCCACATTTAAAAATCTCGTTGACAAGATAATCATACCGTTCTTTATCATAGCAATATCTCATGCGACAAAAGTAATATTAAAAAATAAACTAACACAGAAAACAATACTAAAAATAGTTAACTAAATGGTTAATTCTTCCTCTTCCTCTTTCGACAATGCTTCCACGTCACCATCTTCACCTTTAGGGAAATACAGTTCGTCAAGATAATCACTTGCTTCACTCTTATCAGTAAAACTCTTTATAACACTTCCCCGTTTGCTAACGACACGGTAACTAATATTATCCTCTGCTACAACTTTGTAACAATTTAAATCATCCACATCTACAACATCGGGAGCATTATCATCAATACGCATCATGCTCAATATATGAGAATACTCGTTCACCTTCACCGTACAGGAAAAAACATTAGGAACTGGTTCTATTATCAATCCGGCATTTATCAATGAATCAAAAACAGAACGCCTGGGCTTATATTTCAGTTGCCTCCTTATAAACTTCAACGTTATCATATTATCTCCCCTCTGTGCGGATAATACGCACAAACGTAATACCCGTAACGCATCAATACTACATAGAGGTGAAAGGTACTTGTACAACTGGACAGGAGTAAATTTATGGTAATAATCAAATACTCCCTCTTCCTCTATTTCCCTTACACGCCTTTCCCTTTCTTTATTTCTTACCGTTAAATTAGTAGTTTTCCTTACAGACATAGACTACCCTTTCCATGTATCGTTTTCCTTTATCCATTTACGTTCGTCATCACTAAGATCACCTGTTGATTCACGATGATATACACACTTGTTGCATAACCCTGCCTTGGCACGGACACACTTGTCGCAATCGTATGGGAAAAACGCTATGGTGGTCTTGTCATAGAAATCCTCACTAGCATCATCGTCAGAAAGCCATCCTTTGAACTTTGCAAGCATATCAAGCGCACCTTTCACATCCTTAAAATCAGCAGTGTCTATATCAGAACGCTTTAGGAAACTTTCTATAAGGCTTATCGCATCTTCAAATTCAAGGTTATCCTTGTTTATCAAAGTCTTTGTCTTTTCCTTATTCTCACCTTCCAACACACGCCTCATGGATGGTGTCACATAATCGGAAGCAAGCATGGAAGATTTGGCATAATTGACAATCTGGGTTATTCTTGGAGAATTAACCCATTGCTTAGCTTTCATAAGCAAAGAACGCTCTGACATACCCTCATCAACAACGTGTGTAGCCCTGTAAAACAAGACAGGATTGGTATCTATGACATAAGCGGACGCAGCCCATAACTCCATCTCATTCGCATCATCAATATGCTTTGCTATATCAATCTTCTTCTGTTTTTCATCGTCAATAAGAAGATTGTTACTAAGGGGAAGTTTACCCCATCCTTTATTCAAACCCATTATCTTTCCTCCTTTATCCTAGACTTTATCTCCCTTACCCTCTCGTCAAGTTCAGAAGAATATTTAAAAAGATTGTATATGCTACTCCTGTCAATACATAGGAAATCAGAAATTTCAGACATACTTAAACCCATGTCACGCATGACACAGCACACAAGAGCACGGTTCATCACAATATCATGCTTCCTGCTTTTCCTGTTAACATCAGTATCGGAGAGTCCGCTTGCCGCTAGAACTCTCCTAAAAATCAAAGCGTTGTCAGCCTTTTTTCCCATTTTCCACATTTTCCCGGTCTACGATTAATTGCATTATATCAGCGTAACCAGCCAAATCAACCATATTGTCACGCTTTTTATGGAATCCCTGTCTGCATAGTTTTACAGCTATCTGTACAGCAACACAGTCATAAGGAGATAATTCCTTTCCCGTAATCAAAGAAGCCATCTTGGAAATGTTTTCAAAATTAACTACTGCATCACCATAGTCAGACTGTCTGCTATTGCTACGGATATCCTTTGCTTCATCAAGGATGCTTCTCTCTTTAACATGATCAACATAAGCAATACAATCTGAAAAAAGAATATATTCTTTACCCTGGTCATCCGCACAAAGAAACTTTTCACCATTCTCAAAACAGTATTTAACAGTGACAAATTTACCGAACACATTTGACTTGCTTACAGAATCTTCACCGTGAAGTGAAATGTATTTATCACGGTTTATAATTTTAACCTTGCTGTTCAACGTAACTCCGATCATAACAAATCACCAACTTTTATGTTATCCGCATCCTTCTTATCAGAAAAGAAAATACGATCATACTTCGTTTCACCAAACTCAACAAACATGGCTAAGATAAAATACTTGTTCAGTACACTATCATAACCCTTGTCGTAAATCTTGTTTATCTTTTTTGTTTTCATACTTACTTACCTGCATTGTTTGTAGAACCAAAACCTCCATCGCCCCTATCCGTTGAATCAAGGCTTTCAACCTCAACAAATTCAACCTCAATATAATTACTGAAAAGAAGCTGAGCAATTCGCTCCTTGGCGGCAATATAGAAAGGCTCTTTCTCAAAACTTTTCACTATAACACCGATACAACCAGTATAATCACAATCAATAACACCATCCAACACATCTGCGTCATGATACTTCCCGTCAACGCCAATAATACCTTTCAGAGAAAATCCACTTCGAGGCTTGATGATAGCCTTCATATTTGATGGCATCTGAATGGCTATACCAAGTTTAATCAGATTACGACCTTTTCTTATCAACGTGTTGTCAGGAACATACAAATCATACCCGGCAGCACCATCAGTTTTTTTTTCGGGAAGAACTGCATCCCGTCTTAATTTTACGAATTTTACTTGATTCATTTTTTTATTTTTCTCTTTAAATCATACATAGCGCATTCCCTGCTTCTGTAAATCTTGCTTGCAGGATAAATCACATCATTGACAATAACAAAGCCGACAACAGGATCGGTAATGGGAACTACTTCACCATCAACAATGGTGAAATGATTTTCGGACAAAAGCCTTCTCATGGCAGCAATCTGTTCGAGAGTAGCCTTTGAAATATCATAACCGTTTGAAAAGTTAAACTCTGAATTACAGATAAGAACATTCTTGTCATTATACAAGAAATTAGCTTTCAAACCACCATTGTTGATAAACACATAATCCTTTACATGTCCTGTCCTGCTTTTAGCAAACAGGAAATCTCCTTTCTTGAAATCGTCAATCTTTACCAACTCATAAGTACAATTGTCAATCTTCTTCAATATATACCCACTAGGCAGTTTTATTACATTTGAATTAGTCAAATCCATTTCGTTCCTCCGTATTCAATCTAAATGCAGCTTCCCTAGCCTGATCCTTCGTTCTATACAACTCTATTTTTTCAAACATACGACCATCATCACAGTCATACGTACACAAGGTGACAGCCCACATATTACCACGTGGAGAATAGAAATACTTACCGTAATCCTTTCCCATCACCTTACCGTCAATTCTTACTTCTCCTTTAGCCATGCTTATTCTTATAAATTTTTACCAATAATCATACAAACAGATGCTCCAAATGGAGGACATGACATATAAGCAAAAGTAACAAACACGCCAAAATCACAGAATATTTTTCTATTACCCCTAGCACCAACACACTTATATATTCCTAAATCCTTCATTTTTTTTACTAAACATCTTTTTGCTGGAATCTCAAGACCTTTATTCTTATATAATTCATATATACGTTCAGCAAATTCGTTGGTATTTATAATGTTATTTAAACTTACGGAATATGTGCTATTGTCCAAAATAAAATCAACCAATTGAGATAAACAGTATAGACCGTCTTTCTTTTCGATAACAATATTATCAATATAAAAATCCCCATTAACATAATCAAGAAAAGGAGTTTTATCTAATAAAAAATACCTATCAGAAAAACGATCACCAGACATACCACAATTAGCTTTATTCAACATTACATACTTTTTAGACATAATGTCAAAATAATACTTTTCCATTCTATTTAAATCGGATGGATTACATTCTTCCAATATAGAAAATTCAATATCATTAATATCATAGTCTGATATTTTATCCATATTTGGATGAGTTTTAGATCTAATCATCCTTTTATGGCCATCAATTCTTTTAGAAATTCTAATAGATTGACCAACATAACAATAGTTTTTATACAAAAACATATAAATACCACAATCTTTCATTTTTATCAAATTTTAATTATGCAAATATAATAATAAAATTGATTAAAACAAAATTATGTCACGATTTATTTCCTCACCCCAAACTTTTTCCTAAACTCATCAGCAGAACACGCTATGCGCTGACCAAGATGGTCTACATACAAAACAGCATCTTTAATCATTCGGTCATTCTCGGCAAGCATGTGGATAATACTGTCAACAACACACTCTTTGCCGCTACCTAATTCAACATACTTATTACCCATGACAATGCAGTCTTTTTCCTTCAAAGGAACAATACGTTCAATCTTGCTTTCACGATATTTTTTCAGCTTTTCAAAGAACTCACGGTGCATGACACGCTCATTCTCATCCATCACATAGTAAAATTCACAGCAAATATCATTAACATCATTTACTGTAGTGAGTTCAATAATGTTTTCAGTAGCATTCTGCAATGCGTCAAAGAAATTCACATCATGCTCATCCAATACTTCTTCCATCATTCTATCAATGGAAGCAATAGCCGCGTTCTTGAAATCAATATCGTCACAACGAAATCCCAAAGAGATATAATTACGCAAGGAAAGAAGATTTTCCTTAAAATCAATTTCTAATTCAATATCCATTCTCTAAATTGTTTAATGTTAATACTCTTCAAATTATTAATAACAGCATCTCCGATATCATCGTTATGCTTCAATCCTAAAGACAGGCTAGGGAACTCCCACCATTTCGCCACACGTCCTTTGTCACCCCACAAAGATATAGCTTTATTATCAAAGTCGGGGAATAAAATAACATTTTTTGGCAATTTATTTCCAAGCTGGTTCATTCCTCCACAAGCCGTCCATATAAAACCGTTACCAAAAGCCATAGAGGCTATTAGGGCGGTTTTCTCCGATTCAACCATACAAGTTATCGCATCGCTACAATAATCCCCTGAAAACGGCTTAAAAAAGCCACGATGGGTAAACCCTTCACCCGTAGTAAACTTCCTGAAAGCATGGGTTTCCTTCTTCCTGTGGCCGTTCACCCCATATCTTATCCTGTTGTCATGGCATACGTTACCATCCTTGTCAGAATACCAGAATACAGAGGATTCCCTTCCAAGACACCCTACCTTGTACCTTGAAAACACATCATTCACGGAATCAACACCGAAAACACCTAAAAGGTACTCATACAGATTACTCCCCTTCCAATGCCCGGCATCACTAAGCCTGTCAACATACTTCACATCAACAAACCTTGATTCCTGCTTCCCAGAATCATACTCCCTCTCGTAAAAATCCTTCAAACTCATCCTGCAACCATCCGGGCTTGACAGAATCCTAAAAGCATCAGAAGCACTGCTGCAACCGGGAAGATAAGACACGAGAAAGTCAAACAGGTTGACAGAATCACCGCCCTGCTCGGTAACGGTGATACTGCCCGACTTGTTCATATAGAAAACCAGCTTGTCTTTCCTGCTATGGCTCTCCAGATTTATCCGGGCAGGCAACGTCCACCGCTTACCCCTACGCCTTAAAGGAAGCCCAAGCACGGTATCAAGATTGGCAAATATATATTCATAATCAATAGAACCCATATTACTTAAAATTATGCCATCCCTGTTTCAAATCCCTAAAGAAATCGCTTAATGTATAACGATAATCGTCAGGATATCCCAATGAACTTGACAGGCATGAAACATACCCGTAAGGTTTTTTACCGTCACTCCACCTGTACATCATCTCAGTAGGAACCATAAACACAAGAAGAACAAATACAATGTCAATGTATATGAGAAACATGACAAAACGAACAAAGCATCTCATAATCATTCCTCCACATCCCCTAAAAGAAGTTTCTTTGCATAACGCAACGCAAACTCCCAATTGTAATAAAACGTACCTAGCAAATCAAAAAACAGGCTATACACGGCATTCTTGTAACCATCGGGAACGAAATACATGATATCATCCATCATACGGATATCATCACTGAACCTAGCATTCTTTGTCGTATAACGCCACAAACCGCCAACGGCAAGTATCTTGGCGTGTTCATAAACATGATAGTCAATGGAATATACATCACAAACGTAATCATTAAACCAATCTTCATTGTCTAGTACACCACTAACAGGGCTTGCCGACAAAATCATATTAACAAACACACCAAAATGACAATACTGCTCTATCTTACCCGAATCATTATCAAACTCAACCTTGAAAGCATCCTTGCCACTCTCATTAATACTGGAAACCATGTCACTTACGTAAAGCGTCTTTAACCACTGGCTGAAATTATACCTTTTAAAACCAACCCTGTTACGAGATTCATTTATCGCACACTGGGCATCAGACACACATACATACCAATCAGAAGTAACACGAATACTTCTATCAAATAAAACAATCTCTTTATTATCCATATACAATAAAATTTTTCAGCAAAAATACATATTAAAGTAATATGGTAAAAACAATAACGGTTAAATAATATTAAACAGATAACTTATTCTCCTTCCATTTTTTAGCTTTTAACAAACCAACACGGACAGCTTCATTGTTATTCCATTTAAAAATGTCACACATAAGAGATATATATTCATGAATCTTATCTCTATACAACAACTGTTCTTCTGTTGCGTGTTGCCAATCTGTTGTTATACCACATTCTTCTTTTATCATAGTGCACAATAAAGACATAGCTTTTGAGAACTGGCTTTTATTGGAACAATTATTATACAGCGCACCAGTCATTTCTTTAAATGAATCACCGCTATCATTACGATATTCAAGAAGTTTGTCGAATAACCATTCATACACCTCAACTTTCAACTTTGGATTTATAGCCAACGCCAAATCCAAGAATAAAAAAGGATGAATCCATGTATGATGCCCTCTACCCCTTCCACTGATAATAGCAGTGCCATACTTTTTTTCTAACTCTACAATAAACTCTCTTGTATTATTGCTTTGCCGCCACTGATAAAAATTAAATTCAGGAAACCCATTATTAATCCTCCAAGCATTACCAGCTTTAACCAAATCGGTAGCAGACAAAAATTCACTTTTGCTTTTTTGGGAAATCTCATGCCCAAAAAGAATTCTTTTCATTTCAACTTCTGTTTTCATAATAAAAGTGTTTTAAAATACAATGCAAATGTATATACTATTTATTATAAAAGCAAATATAAAACACTTTTTTTCAAAAGACATTTATTTATTATAAAAAAAACATCACTTTAGAACGGCAAATCCTCCTTCATTATATCATCAGCCTGTTGCAGAAGGTATTCGTCAGGATTATACTTCCGTCTTAATACGACCTGAAACAATCTGTTCCTGTTCTCATCCCACGCGGAAGTGACGGAATAGCCTTCCTGGCGTATCATGTCAACCATCTTTCTCTTGCTGTAAGGTCTAACGCCACAGTCATTGCAGTATGCTATGTATTTCACATACAAGTCACGGTCACGGATAGCCGATTCCTCAATATCTCCCGAAGAATCATACCCCGAATCGTAAAGATATGACAGGACACTGTTGGAATCACGTCTTGCGTTCTCCGTAACGGATTCTATCGTATAGCTTTTCGTAAACTCACCTTTATTCTTCACAAACCGTCTTGCACCCTCTATTATCCAGTTGATAATGGCTGCCGATTCCTTTGACAGCTTCAACGGAAGAGATCTGTCCTGTTCCGATTCCTTAAACACACGATAGAACGGGATAACAAGGGAGCGTCTGAAGTGACCATAAGTCTGGTCCGAAACGGAAGGCATCTTGTTAAGATTGGCCATGAAAGGCGGCATCATGTCGGCAAGGAAAGGCTCACCGAACGGAAGGCGTGCCATAGTAGGCTCACCGGATATGAACTTCTTATACTTGCCACCGCTCACATCCTTCCCTCCCATCTCTGAGGCGTAGTTGAGCAGCTTGCCGTTTATCATCGCTATATTGTACTCGCAAGTAGACTTGTCACCCGACAGATCAGCCATCTCCATATAAGAAACATTATCTTTCCCTAGCGCGTTGACAACAGCGTCAAAGAACACCGACTTACCGTTACTACCACAACCGAGAAGGTAACACATCTTCTCCATCTTGATCTTCTTCCTGTCAACAAAGGCACACCCCACAAACTCCTGCAAGGCATCCTGGGTGTCCTTCACAGGAATCACATCGTCCAGGAACTTCTCCCACAACGGGCTGCGCGCCAACGGGTCATAATTGATATTGATACGTATGCACGATTCTATCATAGGAGAGAAATCGAACGTTTCCATCGTTTCCGTGTCAAGGACACAATTGTCAAAGGTGATGAAGTTACGCTTGGGATTGAATATCTCATGCGTCACGTTCTTTACGATGGTACGGTAGAAACGCTCGCTCGTATCGGTCATGTACAGTTCGCTAAGACCGTTTATGCGGCACAAATCCATGCACAGGCGCATCAGATCCTCCTTCATCATGGGAACGAATATCTTACCGTCAAAAGCCATGATGGAACCGCTCCTGTGCCGCCTGAAATTGCATTCCCTGCATGCATCGGCTATATCCATCTCGACCATAGCGGATATGGAACGCTTCCACTCGCCTTCATCCCTTGCTTTACGGAAACCGCGACCACCGCCCTTGTCCGCCAGCTTGCCCATAACGGAATCAAGGATGTATTCATAAGAAGCCTTTGCTGATTCAGCGACAGTCATCTTCCCCTCCTTTCTCTACCGATCCTACCTGGTCCAGCGATTTATCCCGGTCCACAACCTTCCCGAACATTACAACGGGATACAGGTCATAATCGTCCGTTGATATGTCAGGGCGTGCGTCCATATCGTCAAGCGAAGAGTACACGTCCGCGATGTGTTCCAGTTTCCTGCACACGATGGAATCACGTCTTATCCCGTAATACTCTATAAGATCAGCCATGTACTGTATGGTGATGTCCTTGAACCATGTGAACGCATCGTCACGTGTCCTTGCCCCGTCACAGCAGGTATTGAACGTGTACCCGAAACGCCTCATCTTCACGAAATAGCTGTTCCGCCACAACGACACCGACTTGTCCATCTCGTTCCCTGCATTGCGTATGGCGGTGACGATGCTTCCGGGAATGAGCGCGCACCGTGAAACGCGAGCGGCAGAAGGCTTCCCGTTCGCCCCGATCCCATCCACCATATCCACATCGGGCACGAACCTGAGGTCATCCACGCTCCTTCCGCCCACAACGGACGTATCATGGCGCATGAGATAGTCCGCATCCACGATATGATCGTACTGCCTTACCTGGTCCTCGCACCAAGAAGCGAATCTCCTTAACGATCGCTTCCACTCGGAAGGAAGCACATACCCGTACCTTGCACATATCTCCGCTATATGCTTTCTCTCCTTCTCCCATTTGCTCTTCATCTTCCTCTCGTACTCCAGCACTTCACCCTCCACGCTGACACCAGCTACCTGTGCAGCCATAGACCTTGCAGTTAAAGGTACGGGCACGCGCCTGATGAATGACGCTTCCGACACGAACACCGCCTTCGTTCCGTCATCCAGAGGCTCGTCAAGTTTAAGACAGCAGTGACGGTCCCGGAAGCTGACGAGCGTAACCCACCCGAACAGCCATGTCTGTACTCTCATTCCCTTGTACCAACGCTCCCTGTCGGGCATTGCATCGGACAGGCATATGACACGCCTTGATTCGGGCAACCTAAGTTTAATCTCTATTTCTTCTTCCATCTTTACACACACATTTATATGTTTTTACCTGCAAATATAGCGCAAAAAACAACACGAAAACACATAGTTAAATTAATTAACTGCAAATGTTTACGTGGTTAACAATTACGTGTCAAGGAAGATAGTTTATCTTTCTTTACACAAGATTTTTTACTTTCACGTCCACAGTATGCTTTGAATAGGAAAGGTAAAAAATATTGATTGTTGTTATTTTTTACTTTTGTAATAATTTTTCTCATTTTAGTTAAAATGATTTAACTATAATTTTTTATCTACTTATTATTTTCTACGTTAAGAAATGTAAAATTGACTTAATTTAACATAAAATAAAAAATCTCAACACCGATAGTTGCATATGCAACTAATTGATTTTGAAAAACTCGTAAAAAACCTACGAAATTCGTTGATTTTTCGTAGACTTCGTAAACTCTTCGTTTTTCAACACTTGTCAAGAAATTAGCATAAATTAACGACTAAACGGCTTATTTTCAACGTTTTACACTTGTCAAAAAAAATTGAATCGTAACCCTATACGAAAAAATCCCCTATTAATTTACGTATTAAATGTTAAAAGTAATATATATTTACAACATATACATACACGTACACCTTACATACTCTATTACAATACATATACATACACAATACATACACAACACATACACATACAGACACCAAAACTGCATACGTAATTTAGTATAGATACATATCAAAACGACGAAATCAACGAAGAATACTGTAAACCAATAACTTATACTGCAAAAAAAGACATAAAAAATGCAACCACACCTACGAAACACACCGAAAAACCTACGATTTTCGTAACTTTTTATGTAAAGATTTATCCTATTTTGTTGAAAACTACCGAAAATACACCACCAAACCGCAAAATCAGCCATACGGGCAAAATTTTGGGAAAAAAAATTTTCAGAAAAAAAATTTATCAGGAGCGACACACCCACATAGAAAACTCTAGAAAAGGGGGTATGCCACTGATTTACAGGTAGTTACGTACGTTTATCTATCCCGTTTTTCAACGTTTGTAAATAAAAATAAATTCTTTTCTACGACAATCGAATTTCTAAATCTTTACAAATAAAATATCTTTACAAGTGACATCTACGAAGATTTCGTAATTCCCTCACGTTCAGACACTTACAAACAAATTTAACACAAATTAACATTGAAAAATCTTGAAATTAAACATAATATTGGTCTTGTGTGGTCGGATCTATTAATATTATGCAATATTAATTTAAAATATGTATATAAACTGTATTGATTTTGCTAAAAACAGGTTTAATTTATAATGAATGTTAATAAAATATACAACATAATCAAAAACGCTGTATGTTTGCAGTGTCGGAAGGACAAAGCGATATATGACATATTGAAACAGCTTGCCACGGTGAGAGCGTGGCACAGATCCGCAAACCAGGGAATAAGCGGAATATAAACAGCGGTATTGTTAGCCACGATGCAGAGGCACGAGTTTTACTTGATAATGGAGATAGTAACTTAGTGCGATATGCGATTAACATCCCTAATATAATATAATGTGTGTGCGTATATGTATCCTATACGTAAGTCTTAATACTTGTCTGTTAGTCACGGATCTGTTAATATAAGCCGTAAAAACATACGATACGCACATATTGTAATGTAGCTGCCATGATATTGGTAACGGTTACAAGCCCGTATAGATACAGAGTACAATAAACATTATTAACGATTAAATATTACAATTATGGAAAGATACGATTATTTTGCAGCGGTTAAAGAGGATGTCTTAAATTATATCAATGACAACGGAATGGTAGTAACAGCGAAAAACCGGGACGAAGTGGAACAGGAACTTAATGATACACTGTTTACATGTGACAGCGTAACCGGGAACGCTTCAGGAACTTACACATTTAACGCGTGGAAGGCCGAGGAATACCTGTGTCACAATTGGGATTTGCTTGTAGAAGCGTTAACAGAGTTCGGGTGTGATATGAGTTATTTGGAACGCGGTGCAGAAGCGTGCGACGTTACAATACGTTGTTATATGTTAGGCCAAGCAATTTCAAAGGCTCTGGACGAAATAGAAACAGAAGAAGAAGAATAAAACGAATAACGAACAATTTAAATATTTATAGAATTATGAAAACAACAAGAAAAGAAATATACCGTATTTATGGCAAAGAAAATGTAATATTATTAGGATATTGCGAAATACAGCACATACAAAATTACCTTACAAAAGTCGGACACACCGAACGTGTAGAAGGATGGGCCGCCGATATATTTGAATTACCTGCACCGTATAATAATATAGCTATTTGCACAGGATATGCACCATTTGGGACGAAAGACAAAAATGCGCGCAAAGTGTGCGAACGGTGGGAAAAATTGTATTATAATTACGATTTTAGTCAACGCAAAAGAATGATTAAGCGTTTTGCACGTGAATTAAGTAAAACAATAAACAATTAAATTAAAATAACAATGAGAACGTTTTTTGCACAAGTTGAAACACGGTATCGGGCGATTAAAAATTGCCCGTTTACCCCCGCACATGTTGTCAAGGTTTTTGGCGGTTATATGTGTTTTGAGAGTCATACAGATTATGCAATGTGGAAAAATCAAAAGTAAATAACTATGATCGAAACATTAATATTATTAGGTTGCTTGTACCTATCCATACGGGTAACAGACTATGTAGAAAAACAGAAACAATAACAATTTAAAAACGTGACATTATGGAAACAAGAAACGACATACCTAATTTGCTTGCAATGTATATACGCAATACGCGGGAAATATACGATATTACAACATGGCTGCAAAATTGCATAATTAAGAAGGCAAACAAGGGCATACAGCCATCAATAGAACACCTAGCAAATTGCAGCGCGATGAAAAGTATAATCAGAGAAGCCGCCAAACTATTATACAAGTACGACGGAATAATACCTACAAAACAGGAAAAACAGGAAACAGCCTATGAACACGCCAAATATATTTTTAACAGTGTGCAATACTCCATTCAGAAACACCAATAGAGGGCAAAATAAAGCCCTGTAATGAAAGATATATATTACCATAAAAAACAAAAACATTATGATACAATTTACTATTGACAGTTTTAGCGGCGGTCTATCAGGCCGCCCGTACAACTCAATTAAAGATGCAATACAAGACGGTGGATACTCCGTTTGGTGCAACGAAAAGATCAAAAAAGCATTCAGTTTCGGGAACGGCACGGAAAAGGACTTTGAAAGGTATTGCAAAGACAATAAGTGTAAAATTGTGAGTGAAAACGAATTTTACAAAGAACTGTATTCTTTGCCATTGAATGAACAAGAAACACATATCCAATTTATTCGGGAACAATTAAGCCATTACAATAACCTATAAAAACATAATGCAGCAATGAAAAAGAAATACGCCAAAAACCAATTACAAGAAGCAATTACCAAGGTAAACAATATAGTGGATAATCGTGTGGGGTGTTTCCAATAACCAATAATACCGAGCGATTGCCCTACGTTTGATGAAGCTACGGCAAACTATGTTAGGGAAAGACTGGGATTATACCTAAAATCGTGGGTATTGCCAAAACTTGATGAAGTGTTAAATGAATTATCTAAATAAATATTATTTACAATGAGAAAACAAAATTTACAAAAAGAATTATCTCCTATTTTTGACAATGAAAGTATTAAGATAGGAACGTTTAAAGCTAACAGAAGTATTGATACATTGGATCTTATCAAGGAAAATATCAAGTTTTGGAAAAGCTATGACGGGCACAAACTACCCCATAAACAGGTTAAACGAGCGTATTATAACGGCACCAGGACACAAAACATAATCAAAATGTACATAAATACGCCTGAATTGATTAAGTTTGTAAGAGAGCACGCAAACGACTATAAAACGTTAAATCGAAAGGACGTACCTAGCTGCATAACTATTGATCATAGGCGGAGTGAACGTTATTTTTCCGTATATATCGAAAAGTTTGGGAACGTGCGTTTTGATGAAGTGTTAAGAGTTTTCCCTTTGCTTCCTAAATCATATTTGAACGAATAATGAAAGTGATTAAAGTAATTAGAGTTTTAAGGAGAATACTAACCGATTCAGATATTATAGATCTGTATGGTCTATATTGTGAATTTTACAATGTTATATAATAATATTATATAACATTGTAACCGTACCGTTTGAACAAATGAGAGAGATACGCAAGGAACTGGACCGATTTGTTAAGCCTATACAGATAGAGATTATCAAGAGTGATTTTCAAACTGTTTCATTCAGAGAATTAAGATAAAGCGGAAATAATGTGAAATATTTTCCCGGTATGGAGAACAACAAACAGAGCGACACTGTTACCGGGAGCAATTTTTACTTAAAAACGAAAATAAACGAAAGGTATGAATATTATTACAGATCATGCAAAGCTACGTTACAGGTTGAGCAATAATAGCGGATCAATAAATAAGGAGGTTGGAAACGATCAGCAAGCGGCCTATGATTTTGCAAACGAAATAAAAGAAACGGCAATTATACGCGGATATTTTGTTTTCAAAAAGCGTGGGAAATGGCGAACGAATACGGTATTCATTGATCATGTGTTTAGAAACATATTGTCCTAATATTGCAATGAACTATTACTAACTTATGAGAACGAAAAACTCCTGAACAATTACACAACCAATGGAATCATATAAACGACTATGTAAGGCGTCACGGAAAATTCATTGAATACGTGCGTTATAGTAACATTATGGCACATGAATACAGGCTACCAATATAATGCTCCAGTGTTGCACAAAGTAAACAGCTATCCTGGTATGGGGAACAACAAGCGGACCGCCACCGCTACCGGGAACTATTAATAACTAAAAAGCAAAAACAATGATTTACGAAGTACGCGCCTATTTGGGCAAAGGCGAAAACCTATATACCTGCATTTTCGCAACGATGGAAGCAGCAAGAGAAGAGGTAGAACGACTTACTAACGGCTGCAATTTGAACGGGGTAAAAATTATCGGAATGATTTATACTTTATCTGCTGTGAATCACAAATACGAACCTATCATCGAGAAAACCGTATTTTTCGATAATAAGAAAGATTTAGCGAAATTCTATATAGCAAGGGATAAGGACGGGAAATTATTTAAATACCCTTATTGGGTTGGAATGTGTGCAACTGACATACCGCATAAGCATATTAACGCATACCCTTTTGATGGTAATTTCTACGTGCAAGGAAGGGACTACCAGCCAAAGAAAGGCAAAGAAATAGACGGTAAATTATACGGGTATGTGATTTATGAAAACTCGCCCGTACTGATAACAGAAGGTGATTAACTATTAAAACAAAACAAAAGAATATGGGAACGAACAATAAACAATACATCCTGGAAGGACGGAAATGGGATGTGATAGAGAGTGTTGACGGATATTTTTCCGGGGAAAAGAACGGAGTTATCATACAAGGAACGACAATGAGTGATCTGTATGAAAAATGTAAATCTTTTGATATAGCTTCGGTTATGGAGAAGATTAAGACGGGTGTAGATCTGAACGACTGGGAAAAACGCTTAATAAAAGTTAATAAAAAGTTGTTGGTAAACCAATAAACTATATCTTTGCCGTATGAGAAAGAAGTACGTGGCATATTATAAGAAATGTACAATAGAGGTCACAGGAGAAAAAGACTTCATGTACCGAATAATAAAGAGAGGTCCAAAAGGTGAACGGATGGATCTTTTTGTTGATATGTTTTACAGGTCTACAACTGATGCGTTAAAGGGTGCAATGAGGTGGGTGGACAATAATATTATAAAGGAGTGAATTTATGCTTTTTGGAATTGTTTTTGCTATGTTAATGAAAGCTATATGTGGAAATATGTTGGACGATTGATGATTGTCATTGTATGGCTTATTGTGTTACAGGTCTTGTCTGAATGTTAATTATGAAATATTTAAGAATACATTTGATTATATGGTGTTTGCCTTGTATAGCTTACACAATGTTCGAGATTTCAGTATTTTTGGCGTTCAATATCATCTCGTTTATATGGGAGTTTAAGTTTGTTAAATGGAGTTCCATGTTTTATGCCAAATATACATGGAACGGCACTCCTTATGTAGACCGAACCCCTTGGGATACCTTTAAAAGGCATTATTCAGTTATATTATAATTTAAAGAAAAAATGATAATAGGGATGTTTCATTCATAAAAACAATATAAAAGCTATGAACAAAGAAGAATTTCAGACAAAGAAAAATGATATCAATTCAAAAATAAGGGAATTGAAAAGTCAGAAAATTCAGTTGGAAAAGGAGTACATTGAATCCAATATGAAGTATCCTATCGGAAGCAAGGTGTGTATTACTACTAATGAATCAAAACGATATGCCTATGTCAAGGATTATAGGATTGATTTTTCTGACAATATTGTACCATTGTTTAACAAGGTGAAGAAAGATGGAACCGTGTCGGAGATGGGCTTACATGTTTGGTCTTATGAATGCCCTACGATAGAATTGGTAAAGTAGTAATTTTTGTTTACGATGATGGAAAAGGTGGAAGTAGGAACCCTTGACATGGGCGAACTGTTTGAACACAGGGGTGTAATATATGAAATATTATACAAGACGGATTATTGTGTCCGCTGCCAATATCCTAACGACAAATATCGTTACAGGGATAAATGGAAATATCTATATACCGAGTTTAGTTTATGGACAAAAGTGAACAAGATATGAAAACACTGGTTTTTGATGTGATGCTTGACGGGCGGTTTGTACATACGTTCAGATACCAATATTGCCCGTTGTTTCCGATAGACGAACAGGAACTGGAGAAGTTTGTCACCGACAGGCTTCCTACATTGAAAGGTAAAGATTTTAAAATAGTATTTTGATATGAAACAGACGGTAGAAGAAGCAGCAAGGGAATATTCCAATGATTGCAGAAACAGGCAGCGTCATTGTGAACCGTACTGCATTGTTGACTTTATTTCTGGTGCAGAATGGCAGTCGAAGCAATCACCGTGGATAAGCGTTAAGGAACGGTTGCCGGAACCAAACAAGCTTGTCCTTTGCAGAATGGTATCAAATGGAGCGATTGTTAGTGGCTATATCGTTGTTTCATCCGGGAGATCGCCATACGTTGCGACAGACGGAGGATTTGAATTTGAGGATTGGAACGACTACGAGTGTGACATGTGGATGTCCATCCCTTCTTTTGACGAGATACTCGAAGCCAACAGAGATGTACTTGAACGAATTAAACAGAAAGGAGATTAATATGGATAATGAAGAACTACCTGATAAAATAATTGATATTGTAAGGGCTATACGAAAAATACCTAGAGAACAAATCAAGAATCCTTTTTAGATACAAGTTATCGTAGTTAAACCCAAAGAAAAAGGAGATTGAAAATGAATAAAAGTAAAGTTCTTTTGTTTAAGAAGGTATGTTATGATATTGGAACACGTTTTTCTTTTGTTGTAAACGGTAAGATTGTTGAGGCGGTTATAAGTGATGTAATGATTGATTATCATAAAAACATCAATTATGAAAAGCAATCTGTAAGGTATCATTTTTGCACTATGGATAAACATACATTCAATGAGTTTTCGGAAAGAGAATTGGAAGATATGATACATAGAGGGATTGTTTTATATATTGAGTAATTGAAAAGCTATGAAAGGAAATATATTTGACAAAATAAGAAAAGCATCTAATAAATACATAGAGTATATGATTGCTTGTGACTGTGTAGCCAAAGAAGCACAAAAACATATAGATTGGGACAATAATGTTTCATGTGAATATTATCCGGCTGATGGAATATGTATAATGATAGACGAGCATGTTTGTTATGCTAATACATTCTTTGACTTGGTAGAAGAATCAGAAAACGGTATGCTTGATAGGGGAACTTTTATGAGAAATTGTATTTGACATGGAAAGATATAGGATTGTGAAAGAAATAAGGTATAGCGGCTGTATTCCGATAGTCGTGTATTGCGTACAAGTCAGAAAAGACAAACGTCTTTCGTCTGAATGGGTGAATGTAAAAGGTTTTGATACCTATAGGAAAGCAAGAGAGTTGTTGTATGTTTTAGAAGGAGGAATAATTTGAACATATTTACGTTAGAGGAAATGAATCAAGCGATCAATATTGCAGTTGACGAAACATCTAGAAAGGCAGTTGAAGTTCTTTCGTCTGTATTGGACAATTGGGTACATGGCGGTGATGCAGATTGTATCATTGCGGAGTTTGAGGAAAAGTTAAATGAAGCAATTAATGGATAAAAGATGATAGGTGTATAGACAAGCATATTGCGAAACGTATAGAATAAAATAATTATGGAAATAAAGAACGGAATAATAATAGATGGGGTGCTGCATGAATCATCAGAAGGATTTTGTAATGAATGTTCCTTATGCCAGGAATGCTCTAATCTTTTAGACGATAACTATTGTGCCTTACTAGATTTGGGAATAGGTCAGTGTTTTGTCAGTCGTGGCAAAATAATAGAGATTAAAACAGAGGAGGAAAAGAAATGAAACAGGTATTGTCAGTTGGACAGATAAAACATTTACAGAAGATTGGAATTGAATTAAGAAATACAAGTATGCTTTTGTGGCATCCACAAATACTTGATGGAATACCTAATTCAGTTTGGGATTTATCGTTTTGGAGTGAAAGCCTATTTAGTGAAGATAATGTGTACCCTGCTTACACCTTACAGGACATTCTCGGCAAGTTACCGAAATACATAAATGACTTTGGTACAAAACATAAGCTGCACATTGAACCTACTTTTGCTGGACCTTGGTGCATAAGTTATCAAATAGGTATATGTGAACCATTTGTTTTTAAAATAGCAGAAGATCCATTGGATGCAGCTTATGAAATGTTGTGTTGGTGTATTGAAAACGGATATGTTAAAGTTGAAAAGGAGGAATAACTATGGGATTTACAACACCGTGCTTTATACGCAAAAACACACAGGAACTTCGGAGAGGGCTGAAAGAGTTGGGGTATTTCAACAACTCTCCTCAATGGACAAATAATTGTAGTATAATATGGGCTTATCAATATCCAATGAAAGGATTTGATACTCCTAATTATGTGATTGCGGATTCTTTTGACATACCTTTTGACAAACATAGTGCTTTATGTGGGAAATTTATTGATTGCGGAACGAATGAAGAACTATTCCTGGCTATCGCTGCATTGAGGGATGATAGTAACTACATGCAGTGGTTTATAACAGATTCCATTCTTAGCGTTTCTTATGACGATTCTATTGGTAACGATCATTATTTCACAGAGCCAAAAGGCATTATGTTCTTTTGGGATGAAAATTGGGATAATGCAACCATTATTTCAGGACGTTATCACAAGGCTACCGTAAACGAATTGATTGAACATTTTAAAACAAAGGAGGAACAATGAAAGCAAAGTATTTTAAAAAGATAAGAAGCCAAGTAAAGTGGTATAAGGTATCATACAGAGATAATTTACTTTTTAGTTTTAGCGATGAGAAAGAAATATTGGCTAAATCTCCTGAAAATGCTTGTGTCAGATACCATAAACGTACTGGATGTTTTGTTAACAAATATAATCCCAATTATATTACACAATATAGTGAATCTCTTTCAAGGTTCAAGGTATGTATAGGTAAGAAAGTAATGTATTTCGATTAAATATGAAAGCAAGAATAAAAAGAAAAATACAAAAACGACCATTTTTATATAATGTAGGACAAGTTTTTAAGGCTTGTGATTGGATTATTACCATCCAGCGTGGAAATATGGTTTGGCGTAGGTATCGTTCATTTGGTACTATTATTAAATCAGAATATTAAATATGAAAGCAAGAGTAAAATCAACAGGGGTTTTGGTGGATGTAATTCCGAAAACAAATACCAATGCGTTACATAGTGGAGATAACATATATGTATGTGATAATATGGTATTCAGAGAGTGTGAACTTGACTTTTTAAATCTTGGAAATTCAGCTATTGACTGGGAACAGCGTAGATACGAACTAGCTAAATCCGCAATGCAAGGGATTTTAAGTGACATCAATCAATCACATTATGCTTGTTCTGAAGAAAATTATGAGAAGTACATACCTAAAGGCATTGCCAAGTTTGCAATTGTTTGTGCTGATGCTTTAATTAATGAATTAAAATGATAAAAGTATTAAGAAATAAAACTCCTATCGCTCGCAAAGAGCATAGATGTGAATTTTGCGGTGAAGTAATACACATTGGAGAAAAATATAACAGACAGACCAATGTTTATGACGGTCGTGTTTATGACTGGGTATCCCACTGTGAATGTTCCGAGTTAGCCTGTGAACTTGATATGTTTGATGATTGCGATGAAGGACTTGACGATGATGGGTTTATTGACAACTTGAATCAGTATGTTTACGACAATCATTATGACGATAAAATAGATGATATTGCGAAGGATTGGCAATTACCACGTTATGAATTAGTAAAGAAAGTGTTGAATGAATTAAATAAGAAATAGTTATGACCGAAGAACTTGTGACATTAGAAACAGCAAAGTCGCTGAAAGAGAAAGGGATGTTTACAGATATAGAATTTCCTCCGCAATCCGTTGCCCAGAAGTGGCTGCGTGAAACCAAGAACCTGCATATCGAAATATCCTATATGTATGAAAACTATTGGACGTATGATATACTGACAATTCCGAGACATGACTTGATAGGATTGTCTGACAGGCCTATTATCCGTTATAATACCTACGAGGAAGCACTGGAAGCAGGATTACAGGAAGCATTAAAACTTATATGATTATGAAAACAATTATATTTACAATTATATTTATTATCGCCCTATTATGGGTCGGAGATCTAACAATTACATTTAAGCCGTTTTCCATATCGCTGCCCGGTTGGCATAAGGCTTTAGGTATCATCCTGTTTGTATTTGCAATGGCGGTGTATAACATTGGAGAATACGCTAAGGGATACAAGCATGGTTTTGATGATGGAGTAAAGGAATGTATTGAAGCGATTAAGGGAAATGGGAAGAAATGACATTGATTTCCCGTTACTCCGTATATTTAATGGAGTAACGGGGCGATATGAACTTCTTATTGACGATGTATCCATAGATGCTTATGGACGTGTAAGAGATAGCAGTGGTTGTGTTGTAGAATGGTTTACAGGCGTGTTTGACATGAACGGAATACCATTGTTTGAAAACGACATAATCATGCCTGTAAAGGACGGAATAAGCCAATACAGGCGTATATGGAGAACGGTAGGTGGATTTGTGTTAAGCAGAAGAAATGATGTGAAAGGACTGTCCAAATTGGATATGCTTGGTGCGGACTATCTTGTGAACGAACGTGTGCAGCAATACATATCTGATGGTTGCGTAAAGGTAGGGTCTGCAACAATTGATCTTAACCTGTTGAAAGGGAGAACGAAAGAAGAGATTATTAGAAATTTGTCCAGGAGAGTAAATTTATGAAAGACAAAATGCTAGAGGAAAGTTTGAACAATTTCTACAGGACGTTTCTTATTTGGGTGATAAGATGTTATCCTATATTGTTCTGTATTGCTATACTTGTCCATCAGTGTGAGGTTATACACTCTGTTGGAACAGGTGATATCATTGAATATTATGATGGTGACACATTGGAGTATATTCAGTATGCCACTCCGTTTTCGGACAAGTAACTTACCATATTCTTTAACGCCAAACTGTTTAATGCAATATTGTTTTATGTGTTGTCAAAGGTATTTTTATTTTGTATATACCATAGAGTATTTGTCATTGAGATGTTTATATACGCAATACTGGATATTGTATTTAGTAATGTGGTGTTTGAGGATGTGAGATGCACTATGTTTTATTCGTATATATCAATAGGATTTGTAACTGTATGTTTCTTTATTGCATTGTATCTACATCAACGATTCGGAGATAGGAATATAAATAATCATCAATCTATAACTGATGGTTTCAGAAACTGTTGTAGATTATAATTTCTGTTTTCCTGTTGGCTGTAATCCTCCCGTATTCTTCATGTTTATTTTGACCTTTATGGGAGATGCCTTTTTATTTGATGTTACTTTAGGTGATTTAACATTCACCCTAATCACTTTCTTTACCATATATTGCTTATTTTAATTGTTTAACAAAGTTAATTATTTTTATTTATGCAACAAAACAATAGTACCGATAAAACAGCTTCGGCACACAAAACGGACGAAATAATGGTTTACGAACATCCTTTTTTTGGCAAAATTCGTGTGTTTGTTCGATATGGTAAAATTTGGTTCTGTGGATTAGATGCTGCATCTTCTTTACAGTATTCAAATCCATTAAAAGCTCTTTTAGAGCACTGTAAACCATCCTCCGTAATGATGCGTGAAGTAGGGGATGATATAATGGAGTTTATTAATGAAAGGAGTATGTATAGACTGATTTATAAAAGCCCTTTTCCTCCTATGGCTGATGAATTTGAACGTTGGATATTTGATAATATTGTTCCATCAGCTACCAATACAGGCAGTTATTATGCACAGGTTAGATTACCAAACTTCAACAATCCTGCCGAATCTGCCAGGGCGTGGGCTGATGAGTACGAAAGGAATCAAGCGTTAAAGCCACAACCAAACGAATCCAATGAATGGTATAGTATCAAAAGATGGGCAAAGGAAAACGGTGTCAACTGGAAAAAGATTAGCCGGATGAAGATGAAAGTAATATCTTGCAAGCTAGGTTATGAGATAAAAAAGATTTTTGACGATAACCATTGCCAGGTAAACACATACAATGTAAACGTATTTAAGGAATACTTTAATAAATGTGAATAAACAATATATATTTTAAAACATTTTATAGTATGTCATTTTATTGATTATATTTGCATCATGTTTGAGTGTAGAAGCAAGCATATCTATAATGAAAGTTTAGGGGGAAAGCGTTCCCCCGATTTTAGTAACCGTAAAAATGATAAAACCATGATTCTACTAGAAATTTTTCAAAACTGCTTTATTGTAGGGTATGATGGAAAGAAAATACCCTTTGTAAAAGATGATTTCCTGTTTAGTGATACCGGGGAAAGATACATTTTGACCAACAAGGAAAACAGTGAACAGGTTAGCCTACCGAAGCAATCGACAATAATAATTAAACATAATATTTGCCATGAAGGTATTGATTAGAAAGGATTCAAGCGATATAAGAAACAGACTTGAACGGTTAGGGTACACCGCTTCCGAAAAAGCGTTGGAGGGATTTGGTGATGGCATCTTTGTAGACAAGTCAGATAATACTTTTCACGTAAAATCAGAGTGGGAAGTTATCCGTATGTTTCTTGAAACAGTAGATTGCGGAGTTGACGAGAATATGTTTTTTGATTTTGTAGAAAACGACATAACGTCAATAATGCCAATGATGCTAGGTAAGTATAAATATTTAATAAAAATTGGTGACTTTCCCATCATTAATACATCTAGCATTAAAGATGTGTTATACCGTGAAGATAGAGAACATAACATCATAGAAGTTATTGTTGTTTCAGTGTATGGGTTAAAGTTGAAAAGCGTAAAGGATGTTGACTTTTCAGACCCTAATGCGGATACAATAATAGCATACATGAAATCGTTGCATAAACAACTAAAAGAATATATCAAATGAAGTGTAATTTTACGCCAATGGACAAATTTTATGAGATATTAGATTATTATGGTTTGTCCTACACAGAGTTAAAAAGTAATCATATTCGTGTATTTTACGGAAACAAGAAGCTGTTTGACTATTTTCCGCTTCGCATGAAGCTGTTTGATTACCATGAATGGCATCAGCTTACTTATCCGTTCGTGAAGGGCAAGGAAGATGAATGGGAAGTAGAACTTACCATGTTCATTAGCGGAGTGTTGGGAGATGAGATGTTTAAAAAGTTTAAAAACGATTGATTATGGATAAGAAAGAGAAGGAATTTACTCCAAAAGCTATAAATTTGTGTGGCAAACGGAGAATGCTATCATCCATAAAAGGATGGGAGATTGTTCATTATAACAATTACTCTAAAGGTATAGCCAATGTTCAGCCTGTGGACAAACTGAGAGTAACACTTTCAGGACGTGAAGTAATTGAGCATGTCCTATCTGATGGAGATAAAACGATTGAAAAACTAGACAGTTATTTCGGATTGCTATGATGATAAAAGTAGACATACCAGAACCGTTCATAGACGGTGACAATACGATGGTAAACATCACGTCTGATTCATTCTGCTATTCCAGCATTGATTCACGTTATGAAGGATTTCAGAGTTCCTACAAGGACGGGAATATGAATCAGAAGATACAGGGAAAACTAGAGATAATTGCGGACCAGTTTAAAGAGCTTATAAAAATAATAGAAGATAATTGAAGATGGAAAGACATTTGTTAATACAGGAGTGTGAGAGAGAGGAAAAGATGAAGGAGTTGCGCAAGCAGCAGAACGATCTTATCAAGAAAGGCCGTATGGTTGAATGCTCTCGTGTAACAGCCAAGATAAAGGAGTTTCAGGAAGCATATATCAAGGCTTATCCTGACGGTAAATATGTAAGGGGCATGGATATTATCAAGAAGATGTCTGATGATGAGAAAATGGATTGGATGATGTATGTCAACGCCATTGCTTTCTGTGCTGATATTATTCACTCATCTTCCATTGAGCTGAATGAAATGCTAAAGAAAACACTCCCCGGATCTAGCCTACAGATGTTTGAAACGCTTGAAAAGGTAGGTACTATGGCAAAGAATCAAATCCTATGGATGGATAACAATGTTGACGAGAAATACCAGGATGATTTTGCAATATATGCCGATGAAATATCCGTGATGCTTTTATCATTTGTTAAAAATAAATTTTTACCTAGAAAATGATACGAGAAGAGATACACAAAAATGTACTGACAATAAGAAATTATTATTTCAGTATTCAGAACAAGATTGATAATGGATACAATGTTTCAGAATTGGACATAGATTCTAAAACTCACAACAAAATGATTGACGATACAATAAAATCAGCCCTTGAAGATCATAAAATGATTCTTGCTTTAGAAAAGTATAAGCTATGAAAAAGAAAGATATAGACGAAGGATATATTGTAGGTGACTTTTATATAGTTAAAAGCCCTATCAAAGAGGGATGGCTTCACATAGTGAATATAAAAACATCTTGGCAGATAAAGGTGATGATGGGAGCGAATACGGCAAAGTTTCTAAGACTTCCCCAACAGGATATATTTGACAGGATTAACGGAATATACATTCAATCCATGATGTCTTTATACGATTCAGATTATGCCTTGAAAATAGCTAAAGATGCTGTGTCTTATATGTCTGAAAAGGCAAAAAAGGTGGGGAATACTGAAAATGAAGATATTGAAAAGGTGAAGAAAGATGAGTTTATGATGAAGATAGCCACATCTTCCGATGAAGAAATTATGGACATGATCATAAATGGGGAAATAAAGTACGAATATTTCAAGCAAGAACAGGAGGATTAAATCATGCAAGACTATATTTCAGACTGGTTCATCCCGATGGATTTTGGTAATGATATGCCTGACGAAGAGCCAAGTGGTGAGGATAATTTCAATTCTGATTGAAGTATGGAAAAAAAATTTATACTAACAGATAAGTTTGTAATCAATTCTTTTGGAATAAAGTTATTCCAAATAAAGTGTACAAAATCTTTCAAATATGCCCAAAAAGGTGATTTTGGAGGATATGTTGAGAAAGAAGGGAACTTAGACCAAGAAAATGACGCTTGGGTGTTCGGCAATGCTCGGGTGTTCGGCAATGCTCGGGTGTCCAGCAATGCTCGGGTGTCCGGCGATGCTTGGGTGTCCGACAATGCTCGGGTGTCCGGCGATGCTTGGGTGTCCGACAATGCTTGGGTGTCCAGCAATGCTTGGGTGTCTGGATATGCTTTGGTGTCTGGATATGCTTGGGTGTCTGGAGATGCTCGGGTGTCCGGCAATGCTCGGGTGTCCGGAGATGCTTGGGTGTCCGGCAATGCTTGGGTGTCCGGCGATGCTGATATAGAAAACGACAACGAGCATTGCGGATTTGACGGTTTCGGCTCATGCAATCGCCACACTCACGCATATATGACAAAAGAAAAGAAAGTGGAAATAATCTGTGGATGTTTTCGTGGTAGCATTGAAGAATTTGAAAAGAAGGTGGAGGAAACACATTCGGGAACAGTCTACGAGAAGCAGTATAAATCCATAATAAATGTAATTAAAATTAAATTTGGATTGACTGATTTTACATAGTTTACTAATGATTTTTGGCACTGCCCAATTATGGTTAGTTGGTTCGATTCCCCTACGCCCTTTATAAATGGGGCATTAAGGAACAAATGAACACCATTATAAAAAATTAACACATAACATTTCCTAATATCGTTATATAGTATTACATTTGCTTCATACAGGGATAGGAACGGAGTAGCTACCTTCCGACAAGCTGAAGTCAGTACGGCTTCCCTGTTCTCCTTTTTACTGGCAAAACATAATACTGGCTAATATGCAATTAGTTTATAAATTCGACATCAACCATTCCGACAAGCTTTGCGCTATCTGCCGTGTTACGAACAACCTGTACAACCAGGCGTTGTATATTGTCCGTAACGAGTTGAAGGATAACGACAGGTGGCTGTTCTATCCCGACTTGGACAGGATAATGAAAAACGTCACCAACCTTGAAGGTACGGTTAATTACAGACTTGTGAAATCACACGTAGCCCAACAGACATTACGTGTGCTTGACAAGGCAATGAAGGGATATGTCAAGGCTGTAAAGGATTGGTCTAAGAATCCGGGGAAGTATAACGGTAAGCCCGAACTGCCATGCTATCACAAACGGGGTGGGATGAGTAATGCGATATATACCAACCAGTCGTGCAGGATACATGACGGGTATATAATACTTGACCGTGACTTGAAAATACCCGTTCCTCAATGGGAGAAGTACAAGGACAGAATCGAACGGTTCAAACAGGTTAGGATAATTCCAAAACGTACATACATGACCGTGGAGGTTGTATATGATTGTGGCTATTCGGATAATGTCGGTACTGGTATGGCTTCGATAGACTTGGGTGTGAACAACCTTGCCACACTGGTGTGCGGATGTAATGCTCTGCTGTTTTCCGGCAAGGTTGTCAAGTCATACAACAGATGGTTTAACAAAACATTATCCATGCTGCAATCCATAAAGGACAGGCAGGGTATAGAGAAACTGACAAACAGGATGAGAAAGATGTATGAGAAACGTGAACGGTTTATGAATGATGCGATGCACAAGACAAGCAGGCGTATCGTTGATTATCTTGTATCACACCATATAGGCACTCTTGCTGTAGGCTACAACAAAGGATGGAAGCAATCCGTCAACATGGGCGGAGTAAACAATCAGAAGTTTACATTCATCCCTTTTGCGAGGTTGAGAAGCTGCCTTAGATACAAGTGCGAGCTTGCAGGTATCAGCTATATCGAACATGAGGAAAGCTACACAAGTAAATGTGACGCTCTATCTATGGAGGATATATGCAAGCATGATATCTATCTCGGTAAGCGTGTTAAGCGAGGGCTGTTCAAGTCGGCAGTTGGAAAGGTTATCAATGCCGATGTGAATGGGGCGCTTAATATAGGTAGAAAAGTATTCGGTGATTCATTTGTGATAACTGATAGCGGGCGTTGGTATCGCCCCGAACGAATTAACGTTCTAAAATGTATGTGTAAAGATGTACATTAATGCCTGAAGAGGATGATGATTTTGAGGAATTTATCATTTGTGATAACGAAGAAATGTTTAAGGAAACCGTAATTAAATTATTAAATAGATAAATGGAAACAAAAGAAATTACTAAGACTGTTTACATTGCATATGATGGGAAAGAGTTTCTTTCAAAAGAGGATTGTGAAAAATATGAGTATTTTGCAAAAGAAATACTTTCACATATTAAGTATTTCTGTATCAGATGTAATCCTGACTTAACAGAAACAGGGAATTTTACACATAAGATATATGCGGCAGTATTCTCCAAACATTACTTTTATAAAGATATTGCTTTTGAGTGGGCATTACGTAAATTTGGTTATTTAGGAGAAAGTGTACAAGGATGGGGATTCCAACCTCATTTTAGCGTAAGTGAAGTTTCTAAAGAAGAGTATGAAAAGTGCCCACCGACTGAATGGGGAGGCTCAAATTTAAAAAGTGATAAGATATTCCTTAGCCCTATATCGGTAGAAGGATTTCCTGAAAACATTGACTACATGGAACAATGGAATTTTAAATAAATATTTTGTATGAAAACATTTTTTGAGTGTAAAATTCGCTACGAAAAAGTAGCAGAAAATGGGATGAGTAAGAAAGTAAGTGAGCAATACCTGGTTGATGCGCTTAGCTTTACTGAGGCGGAAGCACGTATTATATCGGAAATGACACCGTTTATCAGTGGCGAGTTCACTGTTTCGGACATTAAACGCTCCAACTACAGCGAACTGTTTCCCTCTGAGGAAGATGCAGCCGATCGCTGGTTTAAATGCAAGCTGTATTACATCACGCTGGACGAAAAGAGCGGAGCGGAAAAAAAGACATCATGCTATATGCTTGTTCAGGCAGCCGATTTGAGAGATGCTGTAAAGAAACTGGACGAAGGAATGAAAGGTACAATGGCAGACTATGTGATTTCATCCATAGCCGAAACCGCCATTATGGATGTATATCCGTATGAAGTGGAAAATGATTCCTGTTTATCGGAATACCCAAGTGGACACAAGACGGAAGCTGTCATAGGCGGAAAGAGCGTCATTGTAGACAAAACGGGAAATTCAACTGTAGTTTTACCTAGTTAAATTGTATATATATGGCAAACGAACAACAAAATCAGGTTTTCCATCATTGGAGAACTGGAAGTCAATCTGATTATGTGGGAGTAGAAATACTCCCTAACGGTCAGTCTATTATTGCTACAATATCCCATATCGTATGGGATGAGAATGCAAAGGTACAAGGTAGCAAGAAACCATCATGGATTGCTTACTTTAAAGAAGCAGACCTTGTTCCTAAACCTATGCTGTTGAACAGTACGAACCGCAAACGTCTTACCAAGCTGGCTCAAACTGATTATCCTGAAACCATCCGTGATTTCCGTGTCATATTATGCAAGGAACTGACACGTGACCCAAGCGATGGAGGAAAGGTCTACGGATTGCGTATAGGGCGTGATGTTCCGCCACCACCACAAAAGGAGAAAATGACAGTCAACTCTGATAAATTCAAGGCTGCATTGGAAGCGTTGAAAAGTGGAAAATGCGACATTGGATACATCACGGCAAGCTATGATGTGGACGCGGAAGCTATGAAATTGTTTAACGAAGCGACTAAGAAATGATGGAAGCGGAAGAAAAAGAAAAATTATGGCTTATGAAGAGGTGTGGTAAAATCACCTCTTCCGCCATTGGAAAACTTATGGTTTCCGGGAGAAGGGAAATGACACCTTCCGAACTAGAGGTTGCAAAAAAACAGGGTGTAAAGAGAAAGACAGTTGATGTTCCTTTCGGAGATACAGCTATATCTTATCTTTATCAGGTTGCAAGGGAGAGAAGGTTAAACAAACCATGCCGACATATATCCACTTCTGATATGGAGTGGGGAAAGGATCATGAAAAAGACGCTATAGAATGTTTTAACCATAACACGTTCTCTAGACTAATGTCCTGTGCGGATGATTTTGACGAAATTGTTTTTGTCGATAATATCTATGATGGATATGGTGATTCTCCCGATGGATATGGATTTGATGTCAATGGTAAATTGTCTTATATAGCAGAAGTGAAATGCTTTACTTCTGAAAGTAAGATTGAATATTTGAGAGAAGCCACAAAGGAACAGGCGATAGAGGAATACTATTGGCAGCTAATGTCGCATTTCCTTTCCCATCCCGATGTAGATAAAATGTATTATATCGTATATGACGGTAAATCTGATGATGATCCATTTGATTTACGCCCGGTTAATGATCCGTCAAGGCTTTTGTATTGGGAACTTAACAGATGCGATTATAAAGACGATATAGACAGGATGGAAGATAAGTTACAAATGGCTCTAGCTTATCTTTCACTCAACGAACGTGATGCGAAAAAATACCCAATAAGTAAAATTAATGACTTCGTTGGTGTTTCAAATATGTAACGGGTAATTGCGGAGTTACCACAAAAAGTTAATAATATGTCAACAAATATAACATTATCTAAAGAAAGTAGTGAAAGAGAAATTAAGGCGTATTTCAATGAAATATTAAAGCTATCACAATCAGATAACGAATTTCCAGTAAATTTTGATGATGTATGGATGCTTGTTTATCAAGACAAGCATAAAGCAGTAAACGAACTTAAGGAAAAGTTTATTGAAAGTGTTGATTATCAGGCAATCACCCAAAAAGTAAAATGCCAAAATGGAATCGGTTATTCAAGAAGAATTGATTATCATATTACTGTGTCTTGTCTTGAATTTTTTATTGCAAGAAAAGTAAGATCAGTATTTGAGGTTTACCGACAAGTATTCCATCATACCGTTAATAAGATTATAGAGAATAAGTCAATTGATAATCAACCAACCATATCGGATAAAATGAATGCAGCTACATGGGCGGCAAAGTTTTTGAACTTAAATGATAATTCAAAGTTGATTATCGCAAAACAAATACTTGACCCATTAAATATATCTCTTCCAGATTATACATCATCGAAAGGGATATTAAAGTCTGCCTCTGAGTTGTTGTCTGAAAAAGGAATTAAAATTTCCGCACAGGCATTTAACAAGGCTGCTATCGAAAAAGGATACCTATGCGAATTGAGCCGAAATTCTTCACACGGTAAGAAAAAACGATTCAAATCAATCACGGAAAAAGGTCTTTCTTATGGGGAAAACCAAGTAAGCCCGAATAATCCTAAAGAAACACAACCGTTGTGGTATGAGGATAAGTTTAAAGATTTATTGTCTAAATTGTTATGACTACATTAATCAAGCACAACAAACCTAATCGTGGGGATGAAATAATCATCCCCTATCTTGCCATAGAAAACAATATCAACTTTATTATGCTCAATGGGGGTGTAGGTGACGTTGAACTTATGGACGGAACGAAATGTAAGTCAACAAGCTGCACTCCTATCAAATTTGATGATGCAGGAGATGATATATATCGTATATATGGTATAGGAAAAGAAGCATGGAAAATGGCATGGCTGAAAAGAGTACATGCCATGAGTGATGAAATTGTAAAACTAAAGTTAGATTTCAATGCCAGCAATTAGCGAATTATGGATAGATTATCCAATATCTTACCGTGACGAAAAAGGAAGGTTCGTAAAAGGTCATAATTATGGATTCAAGAAAGGAAGGAAAGTATCGGATGAGGAACGTGAAAAGAAAAGAGTTCTTATGAAAGAACTCATAAAGAAACGAAAGGAAAACGGTTCTTATCTCGGTCATAGAAACAATAAAAGGGCTGTCATTGCGATAGAGGATGGTACGAACAGATTCCTATGCTTTGAAGCCTGTTGTGACTGTGAGAGGAAATTAGGTATGCCACAACGCTCATGCAGTTCTTTCTGTAAGGGGAAAAACGGGCATAGATGGAGAAACTTTAAATTGTTTTACGAAGATGAATACGGATTACGTTGACGAATTTGAAAACTACGACAGGAAGCTAATCAAACTAAATAGTGACACTGCCATTTTGCTGCACATATTCAAGAAAAAACCAAACCACCAATTCGAGGATTGGATGGTTCTTCAAGACAATGAGGAATACTTCAAAAAAGAATGTGTTCCTGATTACGAAGATGCCGCCAGGCAGTTTGTCAAGCAGTTTGAAGGAGAAGAGTGCATGGCTTTTGTGGTTGCATTAAAAAAAGAACTTGAAAGAATCATACAAGAAGATGAGTACAAACGAAATCAAGCTAAGGGATTACCAGGAGGTGGGGATAACCCGTCTGAGAAATGCCCTGACTAATCATAAGCACGTCATATTCTCTGCCTGTGTAAGTTACGGCAAAACGGTCATAATGAGTTTTATGGCTAAAGGTGCTGTAGAAAAGGGGAATAAGGTGCTTATCGTATCCCACAGATCTGAACTTATGACACAGACAGGGGGAACGTTGGAAAGAGTTGGCATACAGGCTGAATATATCTCTCCTAAGCACAGGAACATACCCAAAGGTCTAGTAGTATCCGCAATGGCTCAAACTCTCCGTAGAAGGCTAGAAAAGCCCGAATGGGTTGAATGGGTTAAGAGTGTATCTCTCTGCCTAATAGACGAAGGGCACACCTCTGATGCGGACTTTCTCTTTGAATCTGGTTTGCTTGATGATAAGTATGTAGTAGGTCTTACAGGAACCCCGATGAGAAGTGGAAACCAAAGGCAGCTTGGCATGAACTATGAAGAGATTGTAGAAACCGCCCAGATACAGGATATGATGGACCGGGGAAACATAACCAAGTTAAGAACGTTTACGGTTGATGCGCCCGACTTGTCTAAGGTTAATACCGATTATCGCACAGGTGATTTCGATAGCAGGCAGATGGGTGCGGTGTTCAACAAGTCTGTACAGTACAAGGGGGTGATTGAAAACTATATGCGTATCTGCCCGATGAAAAAAGCAATCTGTTTTGATGCCACACAGGCAAATGCGATAAGGATGTGCGCTGAATTTAATGAAGCTGGCATTCCCGCAAAATTCCTCATATCAGGTATAGATAAGAATAAGCCGGATGAGTTAGCATTATATGAAAGATACAAGCATCTTACAGGAAACAGGGAACAGCTTATCAAGGATTTCCATGACGATAAATTCACCGTTATATGCAACAGTGGTATCTTATCTACGGGATACGATGAAACAAGTATAGAGGTTTGCATATTAAACCGTGCTACACAATCCGTTCAGTTTTATATCCAGGCAACTGGCAGGGCTATACGGCTTCACCCAAATAAGACAGAAGCATTTCTCCTAGACTTCGGTGGTAACATATCACGGCTCGGCAAGTTTGAGAAAGAACGTAAATGGGCTTTATGGCATAACAAGGGGAAATGTGAAGGAATACAAGGAGTGAAGGAATGTAAACAGTGTGGTAAATATATTGCCATAACTGCTTCGGAATGTCCTTTCTGCGGATATGTATATCCAACCGAAAAGGAAATAAGAATGGCGGAGCTGCAAGAACTGGTAGGAGATTTAAAGTTCGAGCAAATGACACCTACACAATTTTTCCAGTATGCGGAACTTAAAGGATACAATACTTATTGGGCAATACGGCAGTTGTATATCAGAAATACGGAAACTGATTTTCGTAAAGCCATGAAAGAATGCGGATATTCCAGCAAGTTTATATGGGGTTATATTCAAAGAAACAAAAAATAACATTTAATTATGGGAAAAAATTTACTTAACAGCGATGGTAAAATTGCCTTGTTTCACGAAACGATAAGGCTTGACTTTAATCTGCCCAAATACTCCGTTATAGAGCAGAAAGATCCTAATCCAAGTGTAATGTCTTACGATTTCCTAAAACAATACATGGAAAGCAATGACAAGGAAGGAGTGGCGGAATTTAATCTTACCGTTTCACCGACAATGCTTGATTCTGTAAAAACAAACCAGGAGCACAAGCAAGTAAGAACCTCTCTTCTTGGCATAAACCATAAGGAAAACTCATGGTTTAAAAAGATTAAGGACTATGTAGACGAATACAGAAGATCCAAGTTTGATGTGATACATTTCTTCTCTGAGGTGAAGATACAGACAGAAAACGAGATGAAGCAATACAGGGATAGGATAAAAGACTATATACTGATGCTAGGTTATGCTGAAAGATCAGGTCAATATGCCTTGAAAGAAAAACTGTTCCGAAACATGGTGATATGCAAATACGAAAGCATATTGTTCAGCAAAGGATTATACAAGGCTATATCAGAGGAAAATCTTATGAAGTTTGCAAAAGGATGTCCGAAAAATCTATGCCTTGATTATATTTCTGACTATACTAGAATCATACCATTTGACATAATTAGGAAAAAGACTGACATAGACAAATATGAAATATTCGACAACTATGTTATCCTCCATTATGACTTTGATAATAACGGAACAGATTTACCGTCTGACAAGAAAAAAGAAGAGATGAAAAAAAGAAAAGACCCTATTCTGTTTGGTGTTATTGCAGGAAGCAACAAACTATACTTCATCGGTGACTGGATTGACGAGTATTGCGATTTGCGGTTCGATGATGTAGTAAAACAATGCACGGACGATTTCTTGTCAGAAAACATTTCTTTGGATGATCTTACAAAATAGCAACACAAAGCCTTGCAGGAACGGAGAGTATTGCTGCTGTCGCTGCAAGCATAGATATACGGTTATTGTGGACGGTTTGTTTGTTGGATATGTCTGCTATATTCCTTGGTTTGAAAAAAACGTTGCCATGAAGATAAGAAACAGCGGACATGATATGTGTGAAGGATTTGAGATGGTTGATAACAAACTTTAACCTTTTATTCTTCTCACATATCCCATTTCGTGATACCTTTGCCAAATACAATTTTTTTTTATCATGGCTGAGGAGAAACGATCTGCGGAAGAAAAGAAAATGCAGAAAGATATAGTAGTTAGTTACAGGAACGAGAAAGAAGGTAAAGGATGCAGGGGATTGCTTGTGGCATTTTTTTCCGAACTTCTCCATCCTGCTGTAAGTGGTAACAAGTCGGCTGAATTTCGTGCTCTAGGAGCAAAGAAAAGTATGCCGGACCTTGCTTATATACATGACGGTAAGATATATGGCATAGAACTTAAAATGCCTGACAGTAACCATGACCGTAATCATATAATAGAACAAGCTGATGTGATGGCTACATATTTCTTTAGAGGATATTTCGTATGGTCTAAGGAAATGTTGTGGAATATACTTGACGCTATCGAGCGTGGTCAGCCAGGGATGTCAAATACACTACAGATAAAAGATTATTGTATGCGTAACAGCACTACAAAGGTAAGTTTTGAAAAAATAATTAAAGAGCTGTTTCAATGAAAGTTATATATAACAAAATAATTCCATTCAAGGGGTACAAGTGTATAAATTTGTTTGGGGTTCTTTTCGTAAGAAAAGGATGTACGATGCGTGAAAGCGATTACAATCACGAAGCGATTCATACAAAACAAATGAAAGAGCTTTTGTATGTTCCGTTTTACATTTTGTATCTTTTGGAATGGCTGTACAGGCTTACACAAAAAGGTAATGCGTATAGGAATATATCGTTTGAGAAGGAAGCCTATGATAACGAGAACGACATGGATTACCTTGATAAAAGAGAACATTTTTCTTGGATTGAATACATTTGAATTTTACATTTATGAATAAGATAGTTTTTGATAGAAAAGTTTTATATTCAACGTTAAACTCAGCCAAAGCCTGCCTTTCCGATACAGGCTTGACGATACTTAAATGTTTTCGTTTTAAATATATAGCATCAGAGAATGCGATAGAGGTTACTTCATACAACAACCTCAATGAGATGCGTTTGATTATTCCCGTTATTGATTCAGACTGCAATGACGGGCAGGAGTTTGCAGTAGACGGAATAAGACTTGTAAAGTTACTCAAAACAGTAAAGGATTCCATTGTTACGGTAAAGATATATGATAAGGATATAATATTCTCTTACAATGGCAGTGAAGCGTCTTTCTTTGCAGAAGATGTGGAATCTTATCCTGATATTAAAATAGGTAAGCGTGGTACCGGGATAAGGGTCAACGTGAACAGGAATGATCTGTATAGAGCATTAAAAAGGAACATAGGATTTAATGATATCAGTGACGTTGTGACCAGTCTTAGTGGAGTGGGGATAAATTTTATTTGTTCCAATAATTGCATTGATATATGTTCGTCCGATAAGATTGTATTTGTAAGAGATGTTATAGAATGTCAGCCGGATATATCAAAGGACTTGTGCATAAATGTAATGCCTACTTCGGTAAAGGAAGCGTTATCCTTTCTTGAAATGTTGTCAGAAGAAAATGTAACTGTTTCTGTATCTGATGATGAAAGGGTGATGTCTATATATTATGGGGATTTCGGTTCTGTCTTTAATTGTACGCTGATGGAGGTTAAGTTTGTAAACTACACACCATTGGTAAACAATATAAAATCAAACTTTAATTACTTTATTAAAGCAAGAACTAGCGACTTGATAGATTCCCTTTCAAGAATAAAGGTAATGTCAGATGTGTATAACATATCACATTTTGTTTGCAGGGAGGGAGATAATAAAATGGATATAACATACACAAATGATGCAGGGTATAAAATATCGGAAAATGTCGGAATTGAAGGATATTGTCAAGGGCGTTTGGATTGCAATCTGAATATTGAAAAGATGATTAACGCATTGAAAGTGTTCCCTGGGGATTATGTCACATTGGCATATACCAATCCTGAGAATAATGCTCCTATATGTATCATTAATGAAGAGGGTAATTATAAATTAATGGGCGTAGTAAACATTTTTAAGAGTTGATAACTATTGTTTAACCTATCGAATATACAGTTTTATTATTTTTGCAACAAAAATATATAAGACATGGAAGATAAAGAAAGAACAATTCAGATTCTCGCTGAAACAATAGATAGGTTAAACAAGACTATAGAATCACAGAACAGTCTGATTGAGGATTTAAAAAACAGGCTTGAAACAATTCAGAACGAATATAGCCCTTCAATTATGACTGTAGGCGTATTGATAGAAAAGTTGAATAATACAAAGACAAGAAGCGGAAAGGTAAGATTTGAAGCATTATCAAAACATATAATGCCATATCTTACCAATCAGCTTTATGACGAGTATGATTTTAATGATACCATCCCTACCTTCAAGGAAGTTCCATCTATTGAAAAGCCTGTAAATCGTGATATGATAGATGATATGATCAATGTTATAAAGTCAAAGAGAAAGATAAGTGAATCATCCCAAAAGGCATATCTTTTAATGCTTAAAAGAATATTGTCCGAATCAAAAGAGATGAGCAAATATATCAATGATTATATTATCTCACTGAACGTAAAATCTCCTTCAAATATATCTCTTACGGATGAAGAAATAGAATTATTCTGGAATGTCGATCCGTTTAACGTTACAGAAAAAATAGTAAAGAAATTGTTTCTGATTCAATGCTATACTGCCATGAGATATTCCGATATTTTCAGATTGAAAGATTCTATGATGGAAGGAAATGTTATTTCGTATATATCAAAAAAGACAGGTAAGAACGTTGAGGTTCCTGTACCTTCCAAGATTATAGAAATGATAAAAGAGGTTAGATCGTTCGATAAATACAATATAGAATCTTCGTTAAAGACAACAATGAACGAAGTTCTACCAACCCTTGGATGTAGAGCAGGTATAAACAAGCAGGTATTTGTAAGACGGGCTAATGTACTTATGAAAGGACCGAAATATCAGTTCATCAAGACACATACAGGACGTAGAACAGCTATTACAAGATGGGCTAATATGGGAATACCAGAAGCAGAACTAAAATCTATGGCTGGTCATTCTGATATAAGAACGACTAACAGATATATTACTGCAAGCGTATCAAATAAAACTAAAAATATTTTAACGGATGGAAATTTTGGAGAATGTGCTGTCTATTGACAAAATAAAACACCTGCAAGAACTTGGAGTGAATACAGGTAACGCATCAATGACTTGGATGTTATATCCTTATGAAGAAGGCAAACAACCACAATTATCTTTACGAGAGTGGAGAACTTTCAAGGAACCGTTCAGAAAAGAACATTGTATTCCTGCATTTACCTTGCTTGACATATTTGAACTGTTACCAAAAGAGATAAAAACAGGAACGGATACTTATTGGATTACAATGTATTTTAGTGACAATTGTTGGCATATATGTTATTCTATGTCTGACGAATTTGATTATTATCAAGAATTTTTATCTTACTCATTAATAGATGCAGCTTATGAAATGCTATGTTGGTGCGTTGAGGAAAGATTGATATCATAAAGATAAAACGTAATTAATTCAAAACGACTTGGGTTTGAGCCTTATGTGAGCGTGAATCGTAATACAGGTGCTCTTATAAAAAAGGAGGATATGAATTTACTCGAAGAATGCGTGAGGCGTGGAATTATCGAAATATCAAAATAACGAAAAATAAACAATATCATGGAACAGAAAATAAAGGCTTATAAAGCATTTGATAAGGATTTATCTTGTAGAGGATTTAAGTATAAGGTAGGTAAGGAGTATGAAGAAACAGGCGACATAAAGGCATGCGAGAAAGGTTTTCATGCGTGTCCTTATCCTCTGGATGTTTTTGGTTACTATGCGCCAGCCGGGTCAAGGTTTTGTGAGGTTGAACAGAGCGGTAAAATAGACGATTCAGAAAGCGACAAGGTTTGCTCTTCAAAAATTAGAATAGGTGCTGAGCTTGATATAAGGGGGCTTGTGAAAGCAGCTGTATCTTATGTCAAGGAACGGTGTACTAACGAGTGTAATGCGAAACCGGGGAAACCTGCCACGGCTGGTAATAGAGGTGCTGCCACGGCTGGTGATGGAGGTGCTGCCACGGCTGGTTATAGAGGTGCTGCCACGGCAAGAGGGAAGGCTTCAACAGGATCTAATGGTTTGTCAGTAGCAAGAGGGAAAAATGTTCAGGTAAAAGGCGGAATAGGTGCAATTTTGGTCATATCTGAGGAAAGGGATGATACGTATGATATTGTTGATTGGAAGGCTGTAGCAGTTGATGGTGAGGTTGTCAAGGCTGATACATGGTATAGACTGGAAAACGGTGAGTTAGTGGAAGTTGATTAACAGCTTGCTGATATTACAATAAGAATTTAATTGGTAATAATTACCATTTACCTGACATCAGGAAAATGGTTCAAAACGGAACAGAAATGAGCAAATATCAAACAAAAGCTGGGATAGAATGTACTCCCGAAGAATGTAAGTTGATTGACTCTTTGAAACGACTTGCAAAAAAGTGGGAAAAGGACGGTAAACGCCTTTGGCTGTATTCAGCCAGTGGTTCACTTCATGTAATGATGCATGGAGATACAGACTATAATCCTACACCGGAATTTACACAATATGGAGGCAGTAATATTGAAAATAGTGTAACTACTATTGATGGTATATTAAATGATGGTGGAGATTGGTAATTAACTAATAACGGAACAGAAATGAGTGAAACAAAAATAATATTAGATGCCTGTTGTGGCAGTAGGATGTTTTGGTTTGACAAAAAAAACCCTTTGGCTTTGTTTGCTGACATTAGGGACGAAGAATACATTCTTTGTGATGGGCGGAATCTGAAAGTCCACCCAGACATCGTATCGGACTTTACCGATATGCCGTTTTTGGATAAATCCTTTAAACTGGTAGTGTTTGATCCACCCCATTTGCTAAAGGTTGGCAAAAATAGTTGGTTAGCCAAGAAGTATGGTAAACTTCCTGAAGATTGGCCAAGGGTGATAAAAAAGGGAATTGATGAATGCTTTCGTGTTCTGGATGACTACGGAGTTCTGATTTTCAAATGGAATGAGGATCAGATAACAGTTAGGGAAGTATTGAGTGCCATCAATCGGCAACCACTCTTCGGTCATACTACTGGAAGACATGGAAAGACTATGTGGATGTGTTTTATGAAACTGCCAATTAACTAATAACAAATGAGTAATGAGTAAAACAACAATTTATTATCTATTCCTAGTAGCAATGTATATGCTGCTAGGATAGATGGAAAGGAGAAATATGGATAAAGATAAATTCAACAAAGCAATAGAACTCAACAATAAAATAGAGGAATACAAAAATCATAAGATGGCACTTGAAAATTCTAACATAAAATATGGTGGTGGATTGATATTTACATACAACAGGATGCACAATGATGTACCATTAAAGGAAGAAATTTTTGGTAAAAATTTCTTTCAGTTATATCTGTATGCTTTGGATAGTAAGATAAAAGAATTACAAAAAGAGTTTGACGAATTATAAATAAAAATGAAGCAAATAGTGATTGGTGATAAGCCTTTAATGCAAATATCAGAAGAGGATATTTTTCAGGTTGCAGTAATTCAAGGATGCTGCGCTCATCCTGACTATTGGAATTATCCAACTTTAACCGAGTATAATAATACTATATTTAGAGATTCAGTATGGTGCTCATACAAATCTACACGGGAAGAGGATAATCGAGATAGTGACGAAATTACTTTCTTTTTTAATCCCGAAGATTTGTCCTACCACTATCATAGAGAGTGGTCAACAGAAAAATGGCATGGAGAACGTCTTGGGTTAACTGTAATGAAGTTCTTGATTGAAAAAGGCTATGATGTGCCAATTTATTAATTCAAATAATAACATAAATGAAGAAGATAATTTATAAAATATCTATCTATAAGGTACTGCCACCTTATAAGAATTGGTACAGTATCACGACTGATGACGGACTAAATCGTAGTAATGTCGTAATTGTTGGGAAAAAGCAATTATTGAAAGTCGCTTTAGCCTTGATTGTTATGGCTATTTTCAATAAAAGAACTATTATAAACATATTCAAATACAATAAAATATGAATACATTTTACATGGTGTTTGTGGAAGGGTGTGCTACCCCAGCTTGCAAACATGAGAGCTTGGATAGTGCGGAAAAAGAAGCGAAAAGGCTTGCAACTCTTTTAAAAAAGAAAGCATACGTTTTGTGTACTATAAAATCAGTTGAAGATACTCAATACAAAATTGAGGATTGCAGACCTAGTGGAAGTGATTTACCATTTTTAATTGGAACAGTTATGAAACAAACAGTAGAAGAAGCGGCAATAAGCTCACAATGCGAAATGGGCTGTCAAGATTGCCCTAATCATGCACAGGCATATGATGGATATTATAGTAGCAAAAATGTTAAATGTCCTTTTATATTAGGTGCCGAATGGCAGTCAAAGCAATATCCTTGGATAAGTGTTAAGGAAAAGGCTGGTTGTGACACATCAGATGATTGTATTGTAATGGTTGCGAATGGTGATATATTCAAAGCGTATTTTTCATCTAAAAACAAATGGATGAAAAGTAATGGAGGCTATTATGATGAGGTTATAGATGATGTTGTTGCATGGATGCCCATCCCGTCTTTCGATGATATACTCGAATAGAACAGGGATGTACTGGAACGAATTAAAGAGAAAGGAGATTGATTATGGAAGTAAATAATGGAATAATAATAGACGGGATGCTGCATGAATTGTGTGTTGGAATATGTGATGAGTGCTCATTACAAAATGAGTGTGATGATAGTTCAGAAATCATTTGCAATATAGCTTATGAAAACCCAAACATGGACCAGTGCTTTGTATGTCGTGGAAAAATAACAGATATTAAGATAGATAAGGAGGAAAAGGAATGAAACAGGTATTGTCAGTTGGACAGATGAAACACTTGCAGGAACTTGGGTTGGATACAAGCGATGCAAGTATGGTATTTCAAAGAGGTTCTGCCACAAGGCATGAATGGGTACTTCATGTAATGGGGTATGCAGACGTATCATTACGAGAAAAAGAATTTGCTTACACCTTACAGGACATTCTCGATAAGCTGCCTTGCTTTATTGGCAAAGAAGTGCTGACCATCCAAAAACTTGCAGATAGCTATACGTGCTTGTATGTGGAGCCTTATAAGATTACAGAGAGTAAAGAACTCATTGATGCAGCCTACGAAATGCTGTGCTGGTGCATCGAAAACGGATATGTTAAAGTTGGGAAGAAGGAATAATTATGGGATTTACAACACAGTGTTTTATACACAAGAATACTGCTAATATTAGAAATAGATTAAAAGAACTTGGCTATTATTGTAATCCATATTTAGGTTGGAATAATCTATTTACTTGTGTATTTGGAGTTAATTCGGTTTATTCATTGGACGATTATGATACAAATGGTCTTAAAGAAATAGATGGTCTTATTGATTGCGGAACGAATGAAGAACTATTCCTAGCTATCGCTGCATTGAGGGATGATAGTAACTACATGCAGTGGTTTATAGCAGATTCCATTCTTAGCGTTTCTTATGGCGATTCTATTGGTAATGATCATTATTTCACAGAACTCAAAGGCATTATGTTCTTTTGGGATGAAAATTGGGATAATGCAACCATTATTTCAGGACGTTATCACAAGGCCACCGTAAACGAACTGATTGAACATTTTAAAACAGAGGAGGAACAATGAAAGCAAGAGTAAAATCAACAGGAAAAATTGTAGAAATCAAGAATTTATATGATGATGGCACTGCATTGGTGAATGATAAATATTTCAAAGTATCGGAACTTGATTTCTTTAGTGAAACTATCGACTGGGAACAGAGGCGATATGAACTAGCGAAAGCTGCCATGCAAGGATTTTGCAGCAATTCACATGAACAGGTAATGAGTGCTAGTTTAAATATTACAGCAGAATGGAGTCTTGGTTTCGCTGATGCGCTAATAAAGAAATTAAAAGGAGAATAAAATTATGACCGAAGAACTTGTAACATTGGAAACAGCGAAGTTGCTGAAAGAGAAAGGATTTAATGAGTATTGCAAAGATATTATTAATCATAAGGGTATAATGATGGAAACCATATTTAGAACTAGTAAGGATTTACCTAAATCATTTTATTCTTGCCCTACTCAATCCGTTGCCCAGAAGTGGTTACGTGAAACCAAAAATATTCATATATGTGTATATAACTGTGCTTGTGGCTATGGATACGAAATATCTAAAGCTGACAATGGAACTCATATAACCAGTTCTGTTTATGAAGGACCTAATGATGGTGGTAAATGGGATGTCTACGAAGACGCACTTGAAGCTGGTTTACAGGAAGCATTAAAATTGATATAAATATGAGCCTTAGGCGGCTTTGTAAAACCCATATAAACAATGATGAAAAGAATAATTACTGTCCAAGACATGATTGACGAACTAATGTTAGTTGTCAATAAGGATGCTGAAATAAATATCGTAATGAATACAGGAGATTATCAAACTGAATACATTCCTGATCTATATGATTTTTCTGTCATTGATTTTACTGATGTACATCCTGATGATGGAAACTCGGAAAATAAAGTGGTAATAGAAATGTTTCGTTAAAAGAGAAATAAATAACACTCAAAACATAAAAGAAATGAATACAACTTTTGAAAGATCGTCTAATAGTACCGATGAATGGTACACACCGAAAGAAATTATAGACGCATTAGGTGAATTTGATTTAGACCCATGTGCCCCATTAGCCCCCCCCCTATAAAACGGCAAATGTCATGTACAATAAAAATGACGATGGGTTAAAACAGGAATGGAAAGGACGTGTTTGGTTGAACCCACCTTATTCCCGTCCTCTTATAGAATGCTTCGTTAAACGGATGGCAGAACATGGAAACGGTATTGCTTTACTTTTCAATCGCTGTGATTCAAAGATGTTTCAGGATGTGATATTCGAAAAGGCAACGGCAATGAAGTTCTTGCGTAACCGAATCAGATTCTTCCGTCCAGACGGAACTCGTGGGGATTCTCCTGGCTGTGGCAGTATTCTCATCGCTTTTGGTGAAAACAACGCGGAAATATTAAGAAACTGTGATATAGCAGGTAAGTATGTTAGGATCAATTAGAATGGCAAAAAAGATGAATAAGGAAGAATTTTTGAGCAAAAGAGATGCCATCGATTTAAAGTTAAAAGGATTGAATGGCGAAAAGGAGCAGTTGGAAAAGGAATACATTGAATCCAACCAAGGATTCCCTGTTGGAAGCAAGGTTTGTATAACAGTCCTGGCTCATGAAAGGACATTGGTTCCAGAAGCGAAGAAGCTAGCCTATATTGCAGATTATGATATTGATGATAACGGAGAGGTTGTCCCCTCTTTAAGACAGTTGGATTACAATGGGGGCATGTCAGCAATACCTTTATTTGTTAATTTAAAGAAGGCTATAATTGAATTAGCGTAAATCAAAAAAGATATCAGCTACCCATTAGGCTAAAAGCCCAGGTTGATTAGACTAAGCGTTAGGAGAGAATAGGAAACTTGATGGACAAAAGGAAAAGTATATTAACTGAAAAACGAATACTAGTAAATTTATGAACAATTTAAAATTATATATCGCCCGTGACGAAGGCAAATGGGATGAAGATGTACAAAAGGCAGGAGAACTGAACCTGTTCTATGACACCCCGCAACTTCTGTTTAACGTAAAAGACTGGACATCATACTGGGGAAATGCCCGTAAGATAGCACATATTCCATCATACATGTATCCTCAAATCAAGGATAAGGAGTGTTATGTTTTCAACAATCTTGAATTATACCAAAGTTTCAACTAATAAGAGAGAGGATAGGCAGTTAGCCTATCTTCTCTTTTCGTATTTTCTTTTCATCTTTCTTCTTTCCACCCGTGTCATTCCCATGCTTTGAGCAATACCGAACAGGATTTCCTTTTCCGAATCGTTAAGCATATCATATACTTCTTCTTTGCTTTTTCCGCTAATCATAGCCATAAAAATCTTTTTCATAATGATTTATTTTAGTTTTTTCTTACAACAATCGCAAATTTCGTCTTTTATAGGCTTTGTAAATAAAGCACCTACATATCCTGCAAGATATCCAGCTTCTTCTGATGAAGGCTTTATGCCGTAATAGTCAATTATATGACCAATCATGTGTTGTTTTTCATGCTCCAGTGTATTCATAAATTCTTCATCAGACGTACTGTGACTGATAATAATTACAGTACACTTGTCGTTTGAATATGTGACACCATAATTGTATTTTTCAGTCTTTATCTTATCCGTTATCCTGTTCAGCAAATGAAAAGGACAGCCAATATATTCCAGTCTGTATATCGCTCTTAAATAAGAGTATTTATCCACAGAATAGAATACATCAACCGTCCAATCATATTCCTCAATGTATAGTCTTTGTCGTACCATAGCAATCAGATATAATCCTCCCAAGAGAAAGGTGTTCCACAGGCTATACACTTTGCATAATACTCGTCAAGAGCACGGGTAGGGCTTCCGTCAACATCGTCAAGATAGTCTTTTACAAACATACAGGCATATTGTTCATTGACTATGGATGAACCCATATAGTCGGCACGTACCATATTCAATACATAAACCTTGTTGTATTCCACATCATTCTTCAACTCAACATTGAATTGCTTCATCAATGCTTCTACTTGATCTTTGTCATACGGGTGTATTTTGTTTCCGTTCCTGTCTTTCATTTTGGAAACGGCATATTCACATAATTTCTTAGAGAAGTTCCATCCGTGTTCTGCAAGATATTTTTCCATTCCCGAAGGAAGTTTCTCATATACATCTAATCTCGTTCTTTCCATAGCTTTTGTTTTTTAAAAAGATAGCCCGTAGCAAACCACTACGGGCTTAAACCAATTTAATTAGCGTCTACGTCTGGCGTAAGGACCAGTACCTTTGACTCCGCGTCTTTCTCCGTACTCATCATCATCATCCCACATTCTTTCGCCATAACCGCCTCCACTTCGTCCGCCACGTCCGCCACGTTCACCATAGCGATCTTCCATTTCTTCCATAGCGTCACGATAACCTTCTTTATACGCTTTTTCTAATTCCCGGTCCATATCTTCACCTTCAAAGCTACGGCCCATTCCATATACTTTCCAACCCATAGTATTTATTTTTTATTGTTGTTGTTATTATTATTGTTTACATGTTGCACGTCAGGCAATTTGATACCAGAAGCAGCAAGTTGTGCAAGTATATCCTTTATCTGTGACAATTCACCTTTAAGTTCCTTCATTTCCTTGTCCTGCTGTGCCTTTTCGGCAAATGCAGGATTCAATGCTGTAAGCATCTCATCGCAGCTTTTGATTACTTTCTGATGGTATTCCACAGATTCCACAACCCTTACACTACTTATTTTCATTGCTTCTATCTCTGCATTGATGGCATCCTTGCTTTCCGATACAACCACATTTCCGCCTACTTGGGAAAAGTCTGCTATACTAAGATTGGCTGGCAACTTTTGAAAATCAAGAGTATCATCTCCAACCTTAACTTTCACATCCACAACCATTTCATTTTGCGGAAGAGGATATGCTGTATATCCGTTCTGATATTTAGGAACAGGATTTGAAACACTTACCACAGTGCCCACATCACATCTTGGGTTTTCCCCTTTATGCAATATGAAAAACTGCTGTCCTTGTCGTATTGATTGAAACATACTTATTCTAACTTTTTAATATCATTTTACAGTGCTTCTAGCCTGTGCGGCAGTAGCAGGTGCAACGATATGATTAACTACTTGAAATATCCCATTACATTTGTCGTAATAGACAAAGTATTTATTGCCTTGTGAAATTTCACTAGACGGAATCTGATCTCCCGAACCGTTTACCAAAGGAACCTTGCTTGTGGATGTTGATGTGGTATTTGTCAGTGTGGTAGCCACAGAAACAAGATACCCGTCAGATCCGGCAGCAGGAACATGATTTACACTCAAGAGCAAAATACCTTGATTTGGCAATCGCCTGAACAGGCACGGGCTAATACCATAGATAACCTCTGAATTTGTCGTGTCTGTTGTTACAGAAGATGTCCGAACAAACGGTATCCCTCCAAAGTCAAGTCTATGTACCCCTCTAAAACGGTTGGCATTATATCCCATCATATAAGGATTAAAAAAATAACTCATAACTTTTCCCTTTCTTTAGAATTTTATTATTTTGCATCGGGATAAGAGTTTCTGACCTGTAATTTATATACAAATCAAAAACTCTTAACTAAACTTTAGCAATTGCAACCACAGTTGTCACCAGCAGCATAACCTGCACCAAAACCAGCCATGAACGGATAACCTCCATAGCAACAATTTGGGTTAGGCACAAAATATGCTGGAACCGGGCACGGAGCCTTAAGTTGTCCAACTATATTTGCAGTCTGAGCCTGTTGAGAAGCAGCCAGAGCCAAATTGCTGTTTTCCTGTCTAAGTGCATCTATCTTGTTTTGCATTTCACGCATTTCAAGCTGACAGAATTTATCATTGATGATAGCTGTTTGAGCGTCTATCTTTGCGCCAAGAATGTTAAACTGAGTGTTTGCATTGCTTGTCAAAGTATTGGTCTGCTCTACAGTAGCCAAACGGCTATCACATCCTTGACGTTCAATAGCTGTACGGATATCGCAGCAGCAAGAAGCAAGCTGAGAACCGATAGCTGCACTATTGGACTGAATTGAGTTGATGATCTGTTGAGAGGAAAGACCTACTTGGTTACCAACTTGCTGAATCTGTCCTTGAATTTGGCAGATAGCATTCTGCAACTGTTGAGTAGAGCAGTTCAAAGAACTAGCCAACTGATTGATAGCTGTTCCGTTTCCTTGAATAGCGTTCATCAACAATTCACGTCCTGCTTCATTGTTCAATTGAGCAGGGATTCCGTTTGCTCCATTGCCAAACCCGTTACCGAATCCGTTACCACCCCACAGGAAGAAGAGCAGGATAATCCAGATCCACCAACAACCAGCACCACCCCAAGCGTCTTGATTGTTTTTATTGCTCATAAGAGCGGCAACCATATTGGGGTCTAATCCTTTATTCTGCAACAGTGCAGGAATCATTGACATAATACCTGCGCTTTCTCCAGCGGCAGGATTGTCGAACATAAAAATTTTGTCTGAACCCATAATATTGTAATTTAATGTGTGTGTATTATAACTCCCGTAAAGACTGTGCACTCATCTTTACGAGTGTAAATTTACAACATGGATTTCCTAAACAAAAATAAAAATTTCGTAGTATAACTTATTGTGTTTCAGATAGTTTAAACTTGTTAAAATAAGTTATTTTCTTGTATGTTGCTTTTCCTATTCGTATATTAGCGCAATAATTTTAAAATAGAGGAATTGAAGATGAAAGAATTAAAAAAATGGAATAATAATCCAATAAAGATTACGTATTTAATACCTAGTGGAAACAAGTACGCTTATATAAAATTAGGTGACACTGTTGATCTGACGAACGGAACATATAAAATAACCGCTTTGGATAATGAAGAAAACATTTTCCAAGCGGTTAATATGGAGAATAAAGATGATTGTGTTACAATGTATGCGTATGAGGTTGTCTAGTTTTTAGTCTTGTATTTACCCCTTGACTTCTTTGGACGTATAAGCCCGTTGTTTTTAAGAGCATCCAATGTTTCTTTCAAATAAACGGGCTTTGTCATTCCTTGTACTCTCACAGGAGATAATAACGGTTGTACGGGATGAAATTTAGTGCCTTTATATGTAAGCCTTGCAAATTCTGTATCGCTTACATCGAGATATTTTATGGCATTTTCTCTATCAAAATAAGACGGTATGATAGTGGATTTGTTTATTGCGTCAGTAAGGAAATTGAACTGTTCCGCATCAACATTCGAGTTTCCGCTTTTCAATGCTAGAGATATCCCGTCAAGTAAGGAAGCTAATATAGTGTTATAATTCATGCCCATGTCCTACTCAATAGATGAAATATTCGCTGTTCCTGTAATATTTACCTTGCTTCCCGGTGTAACTGAAAAATATTCCACTGTTCCTGCTGGAAGAAGCATTCCTGTTGGTGCTATCCTGCTTGACCTGCTTTTTGTTTCCTGTACCAATGAGATACGGCATCCTTCTGATGTGGCTACCCTTATCAAGTTTGACAATACTGTGTACTCCTTATCGGTAACATCTTCGGATGCTGATATTCTTGCAGCTACTATACCTTTTAACGCTTCATCTTTTGAAGCGTTTTTGGTGGAGAAATATCCACCTATCTGTTGTTTGTCATTGCTCTCCATATCCTTTTAAGTAAGATTGTTTAACACTTTCGGCAAACTCGTTCAGCTTTACATAATCTGCATCAAGTTTGTTTAAAATACCTTTTCTGAGAGCCGCTTCTTCCTCACCGTTGGGAAATTCATCCTTTATGGCGGCATCTACCGTTTTGTCGTATGATACAGGGTTCTTTACACGCTGTACATCGGCTTTCCACTTTTTGACGAACTTTTCCTGTACAATATTTCCCATATCGTCCGTTTCGGGTTCGTCAACTTGTTCAATGTTTAAATGAACATTGCTATATCCAGTGCCTAAATCAAAGATAAAGGCAGGCTTCTCGTCAAAAATCAAACCTCTTTCCATATTTTAAACATCTAATGTTCCGTCAAAATAATAGCCCCTATTGAATTTTATGACAACATCCTCCAATGGTAAAAGGCTTTTGTCTACTTGGGAAAGAAATGTTCCTAACGCTTCGTATCCGCCTTTCATAAAGCATTTTTCTCCTTTGAACAGTATCTGCATTCTTACCCATGTACTATTGTCCTTCTTTGTAGATGGTCTTACATCAAAATCAAGAATGTCTATATGCTCATCGACAAGTTTGTCTATCTTTACATCCTTTCCGTCAAACTTTCTTGACACTCTTATATTTAAGTCACTAATCTTTGTCATGTGGCTATTATTATTAACTAAAACTTTATTAATTAAGTTTTTAGAATCACAGTGCATCAACATACCCATATAACTCGTAATTGATTTTGGGTTATTACGTTTTGACGCAAAGTTTTTCTTTATTCTCTTTCTTATTTTGGTATGACCGGGAGTAAAGACGAATCCACCGAAATCTATTCCTTCTGAAACGGGGAATATCCTGTAATTTTTCTTCATCTCCAGTTTCTTTTCATACCACAGGTAATTTCTTATCCTCCACAGCCATTCATGCAACTGTTTCTTGTCGTGGGATAATATCACCATATCATCGGCAAATCTGAAATAATGCTTTACTTTGAACTGCTCCTTTATAACATGATCCAAAGACCTTAATACCAAATGGCTTCCTATCTGAGCGTCAGGATTGCCAATAGCCAGACCTTTGTTGCTGTAATTAAGCGTATTCATAAGCCATAACGCATCCCTGTCTTTCAAGTCTTTGCTATATGCCTTCTTGTAAACGCTGTGTCTTACGGACGGATAAAACTTCTTAATATCCATTTTCAAAACGTATATTTTTCCGTTTTTGTCCATTTCAAGCAATGTCCGTTTCATCTTTCTCACAAGGGAGTGCTTTTTAACCTTACTTGTAATACCCCTTTTGGGCAGACAGTTATATGAATCAAGTGTAAGGCTTTTTGTCCATCTGTCCATCATGGGTATCAAAAGGCTGTGCTGGATAATCCTGTCCGGATAAAACGGGAGTTTGTGTATCTCCCTTACCTTTCCTGCATCAGTCACTTTCTCTATCACCTCATACTTGCTTACATGGTATGATTTGTCTTTGAGCATCTGATAAACATTCTGATGATATTCATCCTTATGTTTCTCATAATCCCTCACACCCCTGTGATTTCTCTTTCCTTTCTTTGCCTTTTCAGCAGCAGAGATAATATTATCCATACTGCCTATCGTTTCAAAAATATTATTCAATCTTTTCATCTTACGTGCTTTTCTTTGTCCGTTGAGCCAAAGATAACTAACTTTCCATATACCTACAACTGTAAATGTACTAATAAGTTCCCATCCTCAAACAATGGGTTGTCTTGACATTTTTCATCTTCCTGACGAGGCTTCTGTATAGCAGTAATTTTTTTAGCACGTTAGCTGCCACCGATGTTCGTGTTCGCGTTCGAAGGATCATGGTTCAAATTACCATTCCGCAGAGAACAATTGTCGTTGTTCGACTTACCACCAAAGTAAACACCACCATTCTACAGACCGCCTTTTTTCAACTAACCGCCTTTGACAGACTTATTTAACTTTGCTGACGCATTTGGTTAGATTTTTAATTATGCAAACTTAAACATTATTAATATATTTTGCAAGTTTTGGGAGGGGGATTTTTCACTTCGTGAAAAATTAGGGTTGGGTTATTGTACAACGAAAGCCGCCACCGAGAGTCGTGCCCGCGTGCGAAGCATCACGGCTCAAATTACCAGTCCGCAGAGAACAAAAGTCGTCGTTCGACCTACCACCAAAGCAAACACCACGCCTTCCAATCTTACCCGAACCTGCATTTCCCGTAAACCAGTTGTAATGACATTCCCCCGTGTGAAGATTGCTTCCCTTGACCTCTCCAATGAGCGAGTTCTCAAAGTTCTTCGTTATGTATCCTTCACCTCTAGCCATAGAACCGACAAAATCATACGTATTCTCAAATCCATAAGATTCCCCTGGATTCTTATCTGCGGCTACATTGTCTGTAGTCAGATTGTTTACGTCATAGGTCTGATAAATATCTATGGACGTAGAATCGTGCATGACACAATCTATCCCACTGTACCACATCCATATATCTCCCCAACCGGCAATACGTCCGCGAATGATAGGTTGCGTGAAGCATATTTCTATTTCACGGTCTGTCACTGCCGCATTATCCGGGATACTCCATCCGCTGGTAACAGTTGCAGTGACAAACTTGGCTACGATACCCGACATCTCCCCGTCAGCCAATCCGTTATGACCTTGGAAGTTGTAGTATTTGTATTTTGTGCTTTCATATTCAAACTCGGTGTCGGGAGAGACATTGTGTTCCTTTGCGTATGACATGGCAAGCTGTGCTTCAAACATCTTCATGCAAGGACGGTAGTTGTTTATGAGTTGTGAAAAATTGTAAGCAGTTCCTGTTTCTGATGCTTTAAATCCTTGCCCGTTCAACTTGTAATACACATAGGTCTGACCGTCCGCCTTCTTGAACCTGACGCCTGTCATTTTTCCCCAGCTTGACGCATCGGGGGCTGAATCGTTGGATGATATTCCTTTTCCGCAAACAGACTGTGAGTGCAGGTCTTTTGTCCTGAACTTAATGAACAGAAGCGTGCACCATACTTCAAGGTCAAGGGCGAACGCATTGGCGTAAGGATAGTTCTTTGTCGTATCTCCATTTTTGTTTCTAGCATACTTCTCAAAATCAAAACGTGATTCACTTGTTGTAGGCCACCCGTTTCCTTCCATTATGTTTACACCTAGATTTCCTACTGATGTTGCTCCTTTTACCGTGTTGTCAAAAATAGATCTCTGCTTCCCATCCTTTATCGTGGAGTAACCGATACTCATTCCGAACGGTTTTATCTCTATGGCCGTATCGCCACCGTATGTAAACGGAGCGTCACTGACTAGCCTTCTTTCGTATGTATCATCCGTTCCTCCGTTGATTATCCAGAAAGGCTTGGTGTTTACAAGCATAATATCGCTTCCGTCATCTGTTACATCAGTTCCGTCAATAACAATATTTGACGGGCTACCGTCAGTCATTTTGAAGAAATTGGTCTGGTCAAGGAATCCTACTACCTTACCGTCCTTTACCTTTGCCGCACGGAAAGAGTTGAGGATAGGATGTGATGTCTTGAACTCTTCCTTTCCTATCCATGTCTGAAATACAGGGTCTGTCTGCCCTCTTCTCATTTCCACTCCATATATATTCCCCTGCTGCATCTTTATCTGTTCGAGAAGCGTTTTGTAGTCATTGGTGAAATCATTTGTGGATAACTCCTTACCGTCCACCTTGTCTACCTTCTTGTCTAGGGCTGTTTTCTGTGCGGTGGATACAGGCTTTTCTGCATCGGACGTATTGTCCACATTAGACAGACCTATATTGTCTTTCGTTATATTGACATTCCCTGTCCTGTAAGACTGTTCGGCATTACCTTTCACGCCTATGACGGTATTCTTCTGTGCGCCTTTCTCTATCCCGTCAAGTTTGGTTTTTAACTGGGTAGTAAAGTTGTTGTCGGTATGAACATAGTTTTCGTCCATTACCATGCCTTGTCTTATCTTGGACACCGTGACGGATTTGTTCTCTTTAGGGCTTCCCGTCACACATGGTATCATCTCTTCTCCCGTAGCGGTCTCAACGGGAGGCATCTGTGAAATTTTAAGATTATCTTCCATTATTTTTATAGTATTAATATACGATCTTACACCAAATAAATTTTGATAACTTTTAGTTATAAAAGTCATAATTATTTTGGTGCTAAGGTAAGAATAAAATGCCTAAATTTATATATATTATAAGTTTTTTTTTGCAAATTAAGCATTAAGATAAAAGTTCCTCTTTTATCTTTGGTGTCCGCTTGTATATCAGTGCCGATGATAATCAATAAAAATAGTTTTGCATTCCAATATTTTTTTCGTATCTTTGAGTATTAAAAATCAAATAAAATCGCCATGTTGAGAGCTTATAAATATAGAATCTATCCGACAGAAGAACAGAAGGTTTTGCTTGCCAAGACCTTCGGCTGCTGCCGCTTTGTCTATAACTGGGCACTCAAAATGAAGATTGAAGCCTACAAGCAGGAAAAGAAATCTATTGGCAATGTTGAACTGACCAATCGCATGAAGAGGGAATTGAAAACGGAATATGAGTGGTTAGGTGAGGTAAATTCGCAATCTTTGCAAAGTGCGTTGAGAAACCTTGACGCCGCCTTTAAGAACTTTTTCCGTGATACTCATGCAGTAGGCTTTCCTAAATTAAAAAACAAAAAGGACAGGCAGAGTTTTCAGTGCCCCCAGCATTGTGTCGTGGATTTCGGCAAAGGAACAATAACCATACCGAAAGTAAAGGATATTCCTGCTGTGTTTCACCGCAAATTCAAGGGAATGGTCAAAACCGTCACCATCAGCATGGCACCATCGAGAAAATACTTCGCTTCCGTATTGGTTGACACAGACATTGAAGAACTTCCGGTAACACCGATACATGACGATACGTGTTTGGGTATAGATTTGGGTATCAAATCACTTGCCGTATGTTCTGATGGGAGAACGTTTGACAACCCGAAAAACCTGCAACGAAACCTTGACCGTTTAAAATTGCTTCAAAAGCGGTTGAGCCGCAAACAGAAAGGTTCTTCAAACCGCAACAAGGCACGCATCCGCGTAGCTAGGCTGCATGAACATATTGCCAATTGCCGTAAAGATAACCTTCACAAAATCACCCATACTCTCACGCACGATAGCCAAGTGCGTACCATCTGCATGGAGGATTTGAACGTGAAAGGAATGATGCAAAACCACCACTTGGCACAGGCAGTAGGTGACGCATCTTTCGGGATGTTTCTTACGCTGCTTAAATACAAATGCAGTTGGTATGGTGTGAACCTCATTCAGATAAACCGATTTGCCCCAAGTTCAAAGACTTGCGGAAAATGCGGTTATGTGTATAAAGGATTGAAATTGAGCGATCGCAGTTGGATCTGTCCGGAATGTGGCACACACCATGACCGTGACTTCAATGCAGCTTGCAATATAAAGGAATTTGGCTTAAAAGCCCTACCCACGGAGCGTGGGAAAGTTAAGCCTGTGGACTGTCCTCTTGTGGATGACCGACCTCGTGTCCTAAAAAGCAATGACAGGAAGAAGCAGGAAAAGAGAGGATGTGTTGGCATCTCCAATCCGCTAAACTAAAGATTTAGCGGTAGCTCACTCCGTTAATATTAAACCATCGTTTTCAAGCAATATGCTGTATCCATTTTCAGTGATTACGGTATTCCGAAGAACCTCTAGCGTTATCCTTGAATCAGCAAGCTTCCATGAATTGTCAGAAAACGGCATATACCCGTCTTTCTTTACAGACAGCGACATCGTGCCATTTGCCATACCCCGTACTTTCACTGTACCGTCAGACAACGTTTTGTACTGTACGCCTCCCACCGTGACCGTTGCGTCCTGTATGGGTGAGCCTGATACGTCCACCACCGTTATCGTTACGATAGCCTTCGGTATATAGTAGTCAATCAAATCCTGCTCGGTGAATCCGTCATTCTGTTTGGTGGGAACGGAATCGAAACCGATGGAGTTGTAGAAAGCTGAACTAATCCATCCGCTATCATGGTCAGTATTGCTAAAGAATACAGGAGTTTTAGTTTTATCACCTGTCACGTCATTGTTTACTATGGTGATTATTTGCTTTTTGTTTAACAAAGCGGAAACTATTGTAGATTCATTCAGTGTTCCATCAATATAGGTCTTGCCGTTTGAGTTCCTACTATTATAAGCAATACTACCTTTGTCATTGAATACGGCAAACAGCCAAGGTTCAGTAGTATTCAGTCTTTGGTCATAGATAAACTTTCCATCAATGAACGGATTGATAGTTACAAACAACACCTTAACGCCCTGCTGCAAGTTCTCCACAACACCGTAATCATCCACTCCATCAGTTACTAGGGCGTTGGGATAAACTGGAATCTGCTCAATTGTGATATTGCAGGTATGAGGATAGGAGTTTGCTAAAATAGACCATCCCATATTAAAATTACCTTCTACGGTATTATTTGACGGTAATTCATATTCACCATCTTCCTTTATATCAAATCTTACTTGTGTTCCGCTTGTGTTTATATATTTATAAGCTACCGTTTCATCAACTATACCATCTATTCTAACTTTGAATTTTTTAGCATACGAAGGTACTTTAGTTTCCATGATATTATAAGAACCTAACGCAGAAGTAACAGTCAGCTTATGCGGTTCTATGGCTCCATTAAATCTACTTCCTAAAAACCTAGCCCATATACTTTGGTCAGTCCAATTTAATTCATACCCTCCCACACCGCTCATTGCAGCGAACAGGAAATTGTTAAGTTTCAACCGTCTGTTGTTTCCGCTGAAATCCTGCAAGTATGGATTGGCTTTTAGTATCTCGTTTGTGGGAACGGATTGTTTTGTAGGTATTTCTTCTACCACAATATTACAATCCACGTCATTCACATTATCACCTGCCAAATAAAATCCGGGATATGACGCATTTGTTGTACTACTGTTAGTATATGAATTTACATCATACTCCCCATCAGAAGTTATCTGAATATCATCATATCCTAACCTTCCTTTAATGGTGAAACCTGTTGGCAATCCTATTACACGTATTTTATAAGATTCTACATATTGTAACGGTTTTACAATTATTTGCCAAAATGAAATATTATTGTTATTTGTAGGTGTATGAGTTATCGTACACTTATTTATAGTATTATCATAAGTCAATTTTCCACCATTGTTAACGAAAGGATTTGCATAGACAACGCCAGGAATATATGTATCCACAGGCTTTGACATATCGTACCAGAACACCATATGTTTTGGTATCCATTTTTCTATCACCTTGTTCATATCTGTTTTTCCTGTACCTGCCGATTTTACAAGTCCAAGTTTTCCTATGTTAAAAAAACCTATTTTTCTCATTTTTCGTCCATTTTAACCCACTCATCAGATAAAAGCAGCTTCTCAAACTCTCTTGTGTCCGTGTCGTATGTATCGTAAGGGAAAGGATGTTCCGTTCCGTCCTCAGGTAACGTCATAGGCATCACTTCCATAACCTTATTGGTATGGATCATATAATACATCCCGTCTGTCGATTGTCTGAAAACGGACAGGTCATCTTCCGAAAACATAATTTCGGCATCTATTTTTGGTACTATGGAAAACTGCATATTATGAATTTTATCTATTATCGCAAAGATAATTAAAAAAAAGTTAAACGTATTGGTTGCATACGGTTTTATGTCGTATATTTGCTGAAAATTTAAAAAAAACATATCTATGAATGTACTGAGCCTTTTCGATGGAATGTCGTGCGGACGGATAACACTTTCCGAACTTGGCATTCCTGTAGAAAAATACTATGCGTCCGAAGTGGACAAGTTTGCCATAAAGGCAACCATGCAGAACTTTCCTGACACCATACAGCTTGGTGATGTAAGAGAACTTGAAGTAAGCAGACTGGATAAGATAGACTTGATAATCGGAGGATCGCCATGTACGAACCTGTCCATGTCCGGCAAGAGAAAAGGGCTTTCAACGAAAGAAGGCATGGAGGTTTTAGACTTGCAAACGTATCTTGAATTGAAGGAGAACGGTTTCGAGTTTGAAGGGCAATCCTATCTGTTTTGGGAATACATACGTATATACCACGAACTTATTGAGCGTGGTGACAATCCCAAGTTCTTCCTTGAAAATGTGGAAATGGGAAAGAAATGGGAATCTGTGTTCAATGAAACAATGGGGAGGAAAGGGATACATATCAACTCCGCACTTGTATCGGCACAAAACAGAAGGCGCATATACTGGACGGATATCCATGACGATATTCCACAGCCGGAAGATAAGGGAATACTTTTAAAGGATATTCTTGAAGAAGAGGTTGATGAAAAATATTTCTTGTCTGACAAGATGATTGAATGCTTGAAGGGCAGGGTAAAGACGGAAAAATTCAGTCCTGTCCAGTTTAGCCCTATCAAGTTTCCGTATGAACAAAAGGCTCGCACTATAAATACAAGATTGTTCAAGATGGGTGACAATGACAATTACATACAGGTGGATAATGATCCGATATGTGTTGCGATGCGAGGGCGTGAATCAGCCTGCCTTACTCCAAAAAGAACCGAATATGGAAAAAAGATAAGAAAGGAATATGAAGCCGGGATTGTAAAGGAACAGAGAAAGAACATCCAACAGCTTGAACCTAGGGAAGATGGAAAAACCAATTGCCTTACAACAGTACAAAAGGATAATCTGATAGTTGTTTCGGGAACGATATGTGGATTTGGAGGGAGGCATTTCCGTGGAATAAAATCTGGTAAATCATGTACACTGCTGGCAAGGGCTAGAAATGATGGAAGCTCACAACCATGCGTTATAATTGGTACTCCTAATATTGCCGATATTACAATTCCAAACAAATATATAAAGAAAAATATACGCAGTATAGACGATAAGGCTCATACATTACTTGCTACATCACACAAGGGAGCAATGGCAAACGGTATGACGCTAGTTGATAACGGTAATTTTCGCATTCGTAGGCTTACCCCCACCGAGTGCGCACGACTTCAAACCGTTCCCGAATGGTATATATGGGATGGAATATCCGACACACAGCGTTACAAGATGCTTGGAAATGGATGGAACATAGAAACAATAAAACATATCTTTAAATATTTGGAAAAACAATGAATGTACTAAGTTTATGTGACGGGATATCTTGCGGACGTATCGCACTGGAAAGAGCAGGCATAAAGGTAGACAAGTATTACGCAAGCGAAATAAACGAACCGTCTATCAAGGTTGCACTGGATAATTACCCCGATATAATTGAATTGGGGGATATTAAAAACTGGAACAAATGGGATATACAGTGGGAAGATATTGATTTGCTGATTGGCGGAACACCATGCCAGGATTTCTCACAGTTAGGGAAAGAGAAACTGAACTTCGATGGCGAGCGTTCGGGATTATTCTTTGAATATGTCAATATACTGAACCATATCAGACAGTTCAATCCTAACATAAAATTCCTGCTTGAAAATGTGAAGATGAAATCCGATTGGGCTGATTTGATTTCGTCACATCTTGGAGTAGACTATGTGTATATCAACAGTTCCGATTTCTCTGCGCAAATGAGAGCAAGATACTACTGGTGCAACTGGGAAATACCTGCATGGAAGGACAAGGGAATATTGTTCAAGGACATCATTACGGACGGGTATGTGGAGAAAGACAAATCATGGTGTATGCTTGAATCATGGAACAGGTTTGCCAAGAACCCCGAATCGTTGTTAAGAAGATATAAAAAATCACTCACACCGTTGATATTCAACTCACCCGACTGTAATCCCGAAAAAGGTTTCAGAACGCCCAATATTACGGAAGCGGAAAGATTGCAGACAGTTCCAGAAGGATACACAAAGTCAGTACAGCCACATATAGGGATGGGGCTTCTAGGAAATGGATGGACTGTAGATGTTGTTAGTCATATTTTTAAAGGACTTATATCATAAAAAAAGTCAGATAAGTGGATTTATTATGGAAATAAAGAATGGAATAATAATAGATGGTGTGTTGCATGAAATGAGCAAAACATTCAATGAAAATTTCGATTGCAGCGAATGTTCATTGTGTAAAGAATGCAAAGAGTGTAAGATGGAGCATGAATCATACCTGTGTAATGTGATGGGATGTTTCTGTTTTGTCAATCGTGGCAAAGTAACGGATATTAAAACAGAGGAGGAAAAGAAATGAAACAGACATTAGAAAAAGCGGCTCATTCTTTTGCTGAAAGCAGAAGCAGCGGAAGTATGTTTCCGGCATATTATATGGGGTTTATCGCTGGCGCAGAGTGGCAGAAAGAACAAGCTATCGAAGTTCTTTCCTCCGTTTTAGAGAATTGGGTACATGGCGGTGATGCAGACTGTATCATTGCGGAGTTTGAGGAAAAACTAATGAAAACGAAATAAACACTCCCCCTTGCTGGTAAACGGCAAGGGGGATGATTGTGCTTATAACCCAGGACCCATAGAAAGAAGCAATGTACTTCCCTTATATGCAGCACTGTTAAGGCTTACCCATACCCTTGCAGTTCCTGCATTAATCAGTTCCGATGATATTAATATTCTCACCTTCTTGTCAATGCTGGAATTGGCGGATACTTGGAAATCTTCTATTGTTTCTCTTGATTCACCTATAACCATAGGATCTTCAAATTTCTTACTTGCAAACCTAGACATACAACTATTATTACGGAAAGAAATAAGGCTACTCGAACCGTTTCTTACTCTTACGGTAACTTCAATATATCCCATAACGGATGGCATCACTCCACCAAGTATTGTTATGCTTACGTAAGAACCAACTATCTCTATATCTCTTTTACTTACCATTGGAACAGTGTATGCTATATGAGCAATATCGGAGTCATCCTGCTTCAATATAGCTGTACTAAGGAAAGGATAAACTTCCCAATCACCAGCAGTCATACCCCACGAGTTTACAGTAACCGTAGCGTATCCTGTTCCTATCTTCTTGTCGGCAGTAACACGCCTAGACATCTGACTGGTCTTGTGCTTAACATAGACACCGAAATAGCAATCAGCTATCTCGGCAAAGTCACCCATGTTAAGAAAATCAGTATCATGCCCCTCCGATGGCATCATTATAGCCGCAGAACAGACAAAATTACTACTTGTAAACTGATTGGTAGCAGTATCCGGGCAGGAGAATCTACTTATCGGTGCACTGGCACGATGATTGTACCCGTTAAAGTCGGTAAGGCGAAATGGGAACCTTCCTCCTGTCGGTGGGGTGTATTCCCATCCGTTCATGCTTCCATCAGCGTGTTTTGGCGCATCCCAGTATCCTGCCATTTGAAAAGGTTTGACACCACAGTTTCCATCCCATCCTTGCCACCATTTTTCATTTGGTCCAGGTGCAAGGCTTTCGTAACGTACAGGTTTGTACCGTGCCCACGGGTTTATTTTCCCGTGGGTGTTTGCACAAGCATACCCTAAATCATAACCATTACTGGTAGCACCGATGCCAAGGGTGCCATAAACATCATCGCCCAAATTTATTGGAGCAGTTATCTTACCGTTAGAATGACCCATAATATTTTATTTATTAATTTTTAATTCCTAATTTATTTTCTAATTCTCTCACTCTTTTCTTTAATCTTGTGACTTCATCATCCACTTCCTGCAATCCCTTCCATACAACAGGAATAAGTCTTTCATAATCTATGGTGTAATAGTCCTTGAATATATCACTGACCCACTGACTGTAACCGCCGGAAAGTAAATCCTGGGCGATAAGACCATAATTCCATTTTTTATGATTGAATATCTCGGAATTTCTCTTGGCAAGATTGTTCCAGTGATATTTCACGCTCCGGAATTTACGGATAATACCCATAGCATCATAACCCTGAATATCGGTTTTCAGTCTTATATCCGAAGATGATGCCTTGGCAGTAATTGCTCCAGTGGCTATTATATTCCCATTAGATTTTATAGAACCATTCACCGTCAATTTATATCCCGTGTCACCGCCATCTGGATTTTGCCCAATATATACTTGCCCACCCCTTGGTTGGAGCGATAAGTTACATCTTGATTGATACTGCGTAGGATAACTATGAGATTGTCCGTCTGTCGCATCAATAGAAGTCTGCAAACATATATTTCCGTCACTTCTTGCATCAGTTATACGCCCACTGTAAACCTTTAATGTAGCATCTCCAGTTTGCACAAATATACTTGTTGAAGTCATTTGCCCACCAACATCTCCAGAACCATTAAACGGCTGACCAAAAATATTTCTAGTATTGACAAGAATATTTGCCGCATTGGAAAGACCTGCCATTCCTGCAACAACAGTGTATTTTGAACCGCCAGGTGTTCCCGTAGTACCAGTACCTTGTGTGGTCACATACCCATAAGGGTATTGTTCCACTATCTTTATTGCAATATACGGGTCATAAGCGTCCTTGACACATTTCATCCATACTCTCCATGTTATGCCATCATCCGTTGTACATCTTAATTCGGGAAGCCAACTTCGCCCGAAATTTGTCACGTAGAAAATATAACCTGCATTATTATCTGTACCTCTTCTTATTCTAAGAACTGCACGCCCATTCATATCACCACCCGTTTCCACTCTACATAAGTCAAATATTACGTATGCTCTTAATTGGTTCTGCCCACTAGGAATTACGAATCTTAAAAATTCTATATAGTCATAAGCCTGATATTGTGCAACAAAACCATCATACATACGATTCTGATAATATGCCCCATGATTCCCGTCCAACAAATCCGCATTTAAGTTGGTATTCAATGTAGTGGAATTGCATTGGTAAGGCTGCGTGCCTGTGCTTACGGTAGATACGAACCTTCTTGATTCGGCATAGTTACCTATATAAACCTTATTATCGTGCAGTACGATATTGCATAATACATTATTGCTTGAATCTCTTGAATCAATCCAAGTATAACTTCCACCGCCCAATACCAACCGTCTTTTCGAATCCCAGTTTGCAGCAAGATAACCATTATGGGAAGTAATGTTGCTGTGTACATCTAACACTCCACTTCTAACATTCAACCACATGGCATTGTTTCCTTGTCTTACACCGCTGGTAGAATCTATTGTAGGATACCAGCCTATACCATACCATGAGCCGAAACGTAAATTTGCATCGGTTGAAGAAGCTGTATCACCACCACCATGAATCCAAACACTCGAAGTCTTAACCACTCTAGTTGACCATCCGATATTGAATCCTTTGGTATTGTTCATCGTCAAATCCCCTGTCATGGTGTCACCTGACTTCTTTACGTAACGTCCGTCAGCAATAGACGCATAGTTTTCAGTATGTAATAATCTATGCCATACAGACGTTATCTTATTAGTACCATCATGTTTTCCTCTAAAAAACAAGTCTGTACTAGTTCCTCCTATCTGTAATGCAGCAAATTTATTGGAATCCCATAAGTTAGCTAATAATCCATATCCAGCAAAAGGGGCGTTATTTGTAGTTTGTTCTGTTGTTCTTATTTCCTTAATTGCTCTTTCAGAATAAGTATTTAAGTCAAAAGTACCATCACTTCTACCTACACTTAACAAGAACCTTTCAGCGTGAAATCCGTCAAGAAGGTCTGCATTAAGATTACCCACAACAGTGTTACTTGCCACAATAAATGGAGCAGTGCCACTTGCTACGATAGATTGTAACGGAATATAGCTTACAACCCTGCCCGGTGCTATGCTGAACAAGTTCCTCAAAGCAGAGCTTGTACAAATACTCTCTACCGAACCTGATATTGGATTTGCATAAGTCTGGAATAAATGGGCGGCAGCAATATGTCTTATTCTGTCAGGTCCAGCACCACCTACGGTTGTGGCATCTGTATCACTGGGGCTTAAATCGTTTCCTTTAAACAGGACCAGCTCACCACTTTCCGTACCTCCCCAAAATCTTTCAGCAATGAACGTATGGCTATAACTGCCCGGTGCATCTCCCGTAGTTCCGTAGAAATATATGGTATTGGGGGAAGTGGCGTCCCCTATATGCAAAGCCCCACTCATCGTTATGTTACCTACGCCCGTCATATCACCGCTTACATTAGCTGTACCATCAAATGACTGCCCCCATAAAGTCCTTGGGGTTTGCAATTTTTTGGCAGCCTCAGAAGAATTCTGCAAGTTTACAAAACCCGGATTAACATAAGTGCTCCACGATGGTGCTTTTGTATCCGCCCTGTATAGTGTTATATTCGTATTAGCCCCTCCGTTTCGGTCATGGCTGTATAACAGATTGGCTTGTATTATGGAATAGTTACTTCCACCATAACAATACAGTTCTATATTTTTCTTTTCCGCATCATGATAGATACGTATGTTTAGCCTATTGATATTGTATGACGCTATCAATAGACCTTCCACTACAGCCGTACCCCTAGTTTTAACAACCAACAGACCAAACAAATCACTAAAGGATGAGTGCAGCACAAAGCAAACGTCTGTCATTGTTTCCGTATTACGTATGGAGTATGTAGCTATTCTACACCATGCAGGTTCAGTGCCTCCTACCGTATATCCGTATTTTATAAGGGCGTTTGATGTGCCGAACGCATGGTATCCGTCCAACAAATCCGCACTTAGATTATCTACGGTTGTATTGCTTGAAACTATCAAAGGTGATAACCCTGTGGCAACAGTTGACATGAATCTAGGTGCTCTTACATCATTTGGAGTGACACGTAAAACCAGCTTGTTGTTATGGTCTACGACACCAAATCCTGCACTATCCGTACTACTTCCTCTAAGGTTTCCTATATACCAGTAGGTGTCATACCAGTTGAACCTTAATCCGTTTCTTATAGAAGTAAACCCACCATCATCGTTCTTGATAACTCCGTTATCTTTATAGATATTGGTAATATCACAATTTTCCACTCCCTTGAATACGATTGCGCCGGAAGTGGAAGCGGATGTAAGGGTTCCAGTCATAGTATCGCCAGCCTTTTTCACCCATCTACCGTCCAATACGGAAGTAGGGATATGACTTGCATCTATGACTTTACTTGAATCAGCCTTTTTCAATTCAGCCCACATAGCGTCAGCGTCAAGTCCTCCCTGCCCAGCCATGTCGTACAGTTTCTTTATCGTGTACGCATTAAACGTATTGTCAAGGTCTGAATCGGAGAAGGTTGTGCCGTCAGTAAGGTTTGCGAAGCTGTAAACGGTATTTACAACACCGCTGCCACCACCGCTACCACCTGTTTTCACGCCAAGAGCAGATACCCAACCGTCCGAGTAGAATCCTACCGTGTTTCCGTCTGTTCTATGCTTCACTCTCAGAGCCTTGTTTGCAGAATCGTAAACAAGTTGGGCATCTCCTATCTGTATATATTCGTTTGCTGTAAGTCGTGCTGCGGAAACGCCACCTGTAAATCCTGCTGAAACGCCATTGAGGTGTCCTTGTTTGTTTATTTGTATTACTCCTACATCTGACGTATCTCCATTAGGACGGAAATAAATCATACCCTCATTTCCATAGCTTGATATGACGGTATTGCCTGTCGTGTTACGGAAAACAGTATTTCCGCCATAAGACAGACCGATACCACTATTCATCAGAATATTCTTGGTAAATGTCTTTTGTCCCGAAATAGTCTGAGCAGTAGTCAAGGTAACGGCATCAGTAATCCCGTACCCTGCCAAAGTGGTAGGATTATCACCAACTGTAACACGCCCGTAGGTGTCTACTGTAACTTTCGTATATGTACCAGCATTCACCCCCGTGGTAGCCAGTGACAATGTGCGGTTTGCGGACAGGTTTCCACCTCCCGTAAGACCTGTTCCTGCACTTATCGTTATGGTCTTGTCCGCTTTCAGTGCAAGAAGTTCGGCTAGGTTGTCGCTTTCCGTAAGACCGTCAAGAAACGCTTCAAGTTCTTTCCATTTGTTGATAATGTTATCGGCATCGCTTCCTTCTAGGAAGTTGTTCAACTTGTTGCTTAACTGTGTTACGGTATTGTTAAGCGTGCCTAAGTCCTGTTGCCTTGCGAATGTTTCCCCGAATACAGCAGTAATGGTTTTTCCGTCAGAACTAAGTGTCATGTCTGTTACGGCATTTCCACTTCCCGACTGGGTGATGTTTTTTATACCACCACCTTCCTTCGCCATTTTCCAAATCTCGTTTATCGTGTACGCATTAAACGTATTGTCAAGGTCTGAATCGGAGAAGGTTGTGCCGAGATTGGAAAAACCATATACGTTTTTCACAAGTCCGTCACCACCGCTTCCTCCGCTTCCTCCAGGAGATACGCCTAAAGCGGAAATCCATCCTCTGGTATAGAAGCCTATTTCCGTATTTCCGTCCGCGTGCTCAAATGTGACTGCCTTGTTTACGGAATCATATATAATCTTTATATCGCCAACCTGCAACGCCTGTGTTTTCACCGTGCCGCTTATGTTGGCATCTACAGCATAAATATTCTCCCATCTCTTCGATTCAAGACCAAGTGTGGATGCGTTGTTCACGCTAGGAACTACATTTGCCGTAGACAGTTGACCAGTAAATATCTTGCTTGCAGTTACTGTCTGTTCCGTATCAAGCGTTACAAATTTATTGTCAGGAAGATGGGATATGTGAATTTTCTTTGTCGGATCATCCTTTCCCAACTCCTGCCACAATTTGTCCGTATTCATTCCGCCTTCCTTGGCTAGCTTCCATATCTCGTTGATGGTATATGCGTTGAATGTATTGCTAAGGTTGGAATCGTCAAACGTCTTACCTAAATCGGCAAATCCGTACACGGCCTTAATCAGTCCGCCTTCACCACCTCCCGGTTCTCCGCTACCACTCTGTGCGCCCAACGCTGATATCCATTGGTTTGTATAGAACGCTGACTTGCATCGTAACGCTTGGTTTACTTCATCCCATTCAAACCATCCGTTGAACTTCTGAAACGATGCAATAAGGTCATTAAGTAGCTGTTCAGAGAAAATATTTGTTCCGCTTCCCGTACCACTTCCACCTAATGTTACATTTGTCGTATTCTGTGTTGAAGCGGTCTGATTCTCCTGTGCCAGCCGTTCATAGAAAGACAGTATCTTTCTTCTTGCAATGGTACATGAATATGACGGAAACATATTCTCCTTGGTATATTTAATCTCCAAAGACTGTATCTGCAACTGCATATCCACTATCTGACCGTTATCAGAGAAATCGAACACGCCTATTCCATCATCCCTTACCTTTAGCATATTTCCTTCTATGAAGTCAATGAAAAGGTTAGGATGCTCTGCGACAAATCCGCTAGATATGTCAAGTGAAACGGTTCGGTTCTCATGGTCATATCTTGACAGGTAGTCAAGAGCCGCCTTTTCAAGCGTGTTCTCAGCCATTGTCACATACGATTCGGGCATGACAATATTCAGAATGACAAATTCCGTTCCTTCCGCAATTGAAGGAGATTTACCATCCGTGTAAAGCGGAAGTTTGGCATTGTCGCTATCTGTTCTGTAGCATGATATTTTATATCGTGCCCCCTTGTTAAACATGGCAACATCCTCTTCCGTTTCCCCCGTATCACCGTTCACCTCACCGTAAAGAGGAATAATACCGTTTTTGTTTATCTTAAATTCCGTTCCCGTATAAGTTCCTGTACGCATACTGAACACCGCGTCCGTTACAGAAGCGTATTTGTAATAGAACCTATCCTGTGAACCGTCCCGATTACCGAAATGTATGTTGCAGGTCATTTCCTCACTAAATCCGATCTTACAGCTTCCGACAGGAACATCAGAATCAAACGTGAACTCAACACGTATGGTGACTGTCGTATTCTGACCTTTTTCTATATATCCTACAAGAGCGGTCTTGTCGTAAGGTATTTCAAGCATACCAGTAGCACCTTCCTCTCCGATAACAACCTCTTTCAAAGGAGAAGCCTGACCCAATACACGGTTCGTAACCATACGTAGATTAATCTTCACCTTTTTCCCTACAGCATCACTTCCTATAGGTAATATACTGAAAAGCATCTTCCCGGAGAATGTGGCAGTAACCTTTACAGGCTGGTCATAATATGCCCTTGTACTATATATATCAAAACTCTCAAAATCCCTGTACTTGTCAAACATAGCATGGGGCTTGTACTGTGGCTGCACGTTGTCATTTATCTTGTCGGATGAATCACCGTCCTCATATACCTTGTACCCTAGGTTGAATCCGGGAGAGGTCATATAAATGAAGAAACTGTCACTATCATCACTCTTTATAGGAGTAGAACCGATAATCTTGTCTATCCGTGTAGATGCGCTAGCACCCTCACCTGCCACCTTTCCCGATTGAGGATCGGGTTCTCCGTCCGCCTTGTATGTATCCCATTCGGGAAGTCCTGACGGGTACAGATCGCCAAGCTTTTTCCCTCTGATGGAAGGATATATCCCACTGAACGTGTTTGATATGGTTTTCCCTCTTACACCATAGTTCTTCAATCCGTATTCGCTGTCAATATAATATCTTATATTCCCGTCAGAATCATTCGGAAGAAGGATGTACGGGCAATAACGTGATTCATCGGCAGGCTTAGCGTCCTTCTTGTATTCAGGCGGAACGTTCCTGCTTCCGCCTTGTGGTATGATTCGGGTTATGACAGGTGTGCTTGTATCTACAGAAGAGGAAACTTTTACAGCACCACCACCGTCACCCTGCTTGAATGTCCAGTTTACGGACGGTCTTGTCTTGTCCGTAATGGTTATTATCCCACCGTTCGCTGTCGTTGAGAAGTAATAATTGAGATAAAACTTGTCATAGAAGTTCTTCAATGCTTCAAACAGGTTGGTGCCATCGGTTATGTCAATCATATCCTCTGTCAGTTCGCCTTCTGCATCCACATTAAGCGTCCATGTGCCAATGCCTGTATATCCCACACCTAAAGAAGCATTGTAAGACTGTATATTCGCTTCTATACGTGCGGCAAGCTGTTTTGCGTCACCCCAAAACTGGAACAGACCGCCATGTGTGTATCTTATCTTGTTTATCTCACCGCCTGTTCCGCTTACTATGTCAAGGAATGCCACATTCTGCAACAATACTTCCTTACCGTAAAACAGAAGAGAGTATTTGTATTTTCCTGCTTCATTAAGATTATCTCCCGATGGGGCTTGATACAGGATGAATGTATTACCGTTATATACGACTGTATCGTATTCCGATTCGCTCTTTGAGTTGTATGCCTTGAACTCTATCGGAACAACGGAAACGACTTCACAAGTCAATTTTCTCACTTCCTGCAAAGACGGGCTGTATGAAAAATCAGCACTCTCCGCAATAACCCTATTTCCTCTTTTAATCTGTAAAATCATTGGTCTTTAAAGCGTTGGTTGGTCAATACTGAAATTTAACGAAAATGTATAGGCGGACACAAGTCGGTCCGGGTTCTGCAAGTCCTGAACGTCCTGATAACTCAACTTTGCACCTGTTTCAAAACCCGTGCATCTTATCACCTGCTTTGCCGATTCTCCCCATATATCGTTCCATATAGAGAAAGAGGATGAACCGTATGGAGTACCTTGTGCGGCAGGTATCACATTGGTTATATATGAATAGAACGAACGGATATTCGTCTTTACCGTTTCCACATCTCCCAAAGCGGCAAATGTTATGCTTCCTTCCGTTGACTGGTAAACAGGCGTTACAGGTTCGTACACCTTCTGACCGTTCTTGTCATACCATTTTTCGGCATAGGCTTCCTTCCTTGTCGGCAAGTCCCATAATCCCTTGCTTTCAAGTATATACAGCCTGTATGTGGCATACAAATCCTTTGCCGTATCGCTTCCTTTCTTTATAAAATATTTAGCTATAGCCATTCGTGTACATTGTTTATTAGTGCAAAAATAACAAAAATAGTCTTAGAAACCATCTAGTTTTAAAAATTATTTTTCTATATTTGCATCACAATCGGTGCTTTGGATGAGTGGTTTAGTCAACGGTCTGCAAAACCGACAACAGCGGTTCGATTCCGCTAAGCACCTCAAGTGATTGGATTTTTTTGTTCATAATCAAACTGGAACGCCCTGCCAACTGTGAAGCTAGCAGGGCGTTTGTTTTTAGTCAATTATAACCTTTATCGCATTTCCGCCTGACCTTGGGGCAATGGAAACGACACTTAGAAGTGCTGTCTTTATCGCCATAGTTGCGGCAAGCTGCTGGGTGAGAACCTCCAACTGTGACTGCTGTATGGCTGTCATGTTCGTTCCTCCAGTTCCTGCCGAACCACCGTTAAGCGATACCAACTGACGGAGTAGATCGCTTTGGACAACCATTTCGTATCTCATCCCGTTAAGATAACCCAATGCCTGGTTGAATGTATTCTCGTCAACTCCTGCAATGGCATTGGACAGACCTTCCGCATTTTCCTCCGTTTCGGTAAGCATACCACCAAGGGCGTTGTTTATCTCATTGACTACACCTCCAGCTTCCGCAAAGGCTGATTCCAATGAACCCATTACATTTCCTAGTATTATAAGCTCATCCTTGTCTATCTTGTTGTCCGCAAACATACCACCTTTACCGTCCGCTCCAAATAATGTAGTCTGTACCTGTTGCATTGCCTTTTCTATGTACTGCTGCTGAACCCAGCTTTTAACAACATCTCTCATAACGTCCGCTACGGTATCCTTGTATGCCTTGGCTGCGTCCTCTCCTTTCAGCCATGCTTCGACAAGAGCGTCACCTATCTGGCTAGCCCAATCTTTCAAGTCAATGCTGTACAATTCACTTGCAAGCGTTTCTGTATAATATCTTATCTCATACTCCAATTCTTTTATTGTCTGTTTGTAATCTTCCACTTTTTCTCTATCTGACTTTTTCTTATCTTCTTCGGCTGCTAGAATATCCTTTTGAATTTGCAACTGTTCTTTCAGATTTGACACCTGTTTGGATGTTACCTCATCAAGTTTTGCCGGGTCTATAATGTGCTCAAATTCCTTTTCAAGCATATTATAGATATTGGTCAGTTTCTTTGATTCAAATTCAAGATTCTCTATATGCTTTTGAAGTCTTTTGTCATGCTGTCTGTTAAATGTAGCGATAACATCAAGCGGCATGGATATAGCCGAACCTATCGCACCTGCAAAATCACCACTTTTGAATGAATCCCATGATTTCTTCACACCCTCATTCATAACGCCCATAGCTTCCGAGAACTGGTTCATCTCACGCATGAAACCGCTATCGGTATCCTTACCCATAGAATCCATAAGGTTGGACACAGATGCTATTATCTGTTGCATGGCTTTTATGGCATTGTATATGTTGGTTATGATAAAGTCGATAAGATTCACCGTCTGCAAAGCGTTCTGTGCGGCAGCCATCATTCCTTTGCCAGTCTTGACAGCTTCCTGTCCGCTCTTGTATCTTGATTCGGCTTCCGACTTGGCACTCAACGCAGCGTTGGCAGCTTCTTCATCACCATTCTTCATCGCGTCCTCGTATGCCTTGGAAGCATTTTCGATGTCAGCCATAGCCTGTTGCATATCATTCATGCCTGCCATCATCTTTGACTTTCCTGCATCATAACGCTTGTTATACAGACCTTCAATACCTTCTTTCATGTACGTCTGCAAGTCAGACTGGTTATTCTTCATCATCTTCTCTATCTGCTTGTCCACACGTTCAAGTTCTTTCATGTATTCCTTTGCACTGATAGCACCAGACCTGAACGCACTGTTGAGCATTTCCCTTACTTTGTCGGCAACGGTATTTGCAGCTTCCATAGACATCGCTTCAACAGCACCGAAGAAGTTCTGATAGTCTGTGGTCAGCTTGAACAAGTCCATTTCTTCACTTTTCTGCAACGCGGAAGATAATGAAGTGTTGCCCATACCCTTTGCCGTTTCAATTCTTTTTCGGTAATTCTCCCTGATAATATCAACCTGTGTATAGTAGTCACCATATTTTTCAAGGTCATTCGCATACTGCTTTGCCATCTCACCGAAATAGCCTTTCCATGCGTCAATCATTCCTTGTATAACCTCTTTCTGATCTTCTCCGATATTCTTATTCCCCTTAATGGCTTCCTGTATCTGATTGATATACTGGTTCATTGAGGTGAATGAAGATGTGTCGGGCACGACAGAAACGCCAAGGTCAAGATTCATTCCTGCCAATGCGGATTGCAGATTGTTGTATATCCCTGCTGCAAAACTTTCAGCCATAGTAGATGTATCACCACTGAACTGAACGGCAAGGTCTAAGGCAAGTTCGGAATCACCCGTTATTCCAAGTATGTCACTGTAAAAGTCATACTTGTTCCTGTATCTGTCAAACTCATCCGTAATTCTTTTCATCACCTTCTTGGCTGCTTCAACATAAATTTCAGAGGACAATTCGGCAGCTTTCCTTGCGTTCTTGACCGCATCCTGTGGGACACGTGTTTCCAATTCCTTTGCAGCCTTGTTGTAACTGTCAACAATAGCCTGTTTGTCATATACAATATCTACGCCAAGTTTTAACGCCTGTGAACCGTATATGGCTTCAATCTGCTTTTTGGCTTCTTCCTTACCTATGTTAATGCTCAAATCCTTGAACTTGGAATAGGCGGATTCAAGCAATGACAACCTGTTTTTCCAAAGATCAGCAAGAGGATCTCTTTTTTGTGCTTCCTTCTTCTGTTTTTCCAGTTCAAGATTAAATCGTTTTGCTGTTCCTGTAGCTTTCGACATCGCTTCATTGGCAACGTTAATCTCATATACCGTCTGTTGTACTTGCTCGGCTTCATAAGGGCTTACAATTCCTGTAATTTGATACTCATCTCCAAGTTTCTTAACCTTTCCTTGGCTAACATACATATCAATGGTACGCTGTAAATTTTCTATTGAACTTTTGGCGTCCTTATATTCCTGTTTTACCGATTTAAAGTAATCCTCCATAGATTTCACATCGGCAGCCTTTATAGCAATAGTCCATTTATGCCCTGTAATTTCGTCAAGAGATTTTTTCCATCCCGTCAATCCTTCTTGTGCTTCCTTATCGTCAAGACGTATTTGCACTTGCCATTCTTTTCCAGCCAAATCCTCAAATACTCTTCTAGCGTTTTCTCCAAATTCCTGTGCTTTAGTGAATTGCTCTATCTGGGATTTTAAAAAATACAATTGCACTTCATCGTTCAAATTAATACTTCCAAACGCATCAACCAATCGTTGTTCTACATATCTTGCAAACTTATTAAACGATAAGGATATTTTTGTCATTTTCCCTTGTATCCCTACTTCTAGTTTGTCATATTCCTTCAATAGAACATTGCTATCAAAGCCAACCTTATCGGTAAACAACTGAAAGGAACCAGCACTTTTTGTTTCAACAGCCAAAGAACGTACCTTTTCTATTATTGTTGCAGCAGACGCACCCTTGTTTATCAGCTCGTTTAATTCCGTAGTCCATTTTTCTGTATTATTACTAACCTTGGCTATTTCTTTTGCGGCATCTACCACTTCACCCCTAAATTGTTCTATACGATTTCCAGTAGCAGATAATGCCACAGCACTTTCTTCATAATCTTTCAACAATGTAGATAGTGAATCATCTTGCCAAAAGAAAGCGGATGTGTCGGATGCTTTATCTGCTTTAAGAAACATATCCGATTCAAGAATATTCAACTTATAAGCCGATTCTAATTGAGAAAGTGCTCTTTGTAAAAATTCTACACGCTTAACAGCATTATCTATTTCTTTATTTTGTTGAATAATATATTTTCCAATCTCACCATATTTAGACAATACTCCAGTAAGCGTTTCCTCATACGACTGCAACTGTTTCGTGTCAAGCTGTTCAAGGTTTTCCGGGGTAAGTTTATCGAAGTTTATCTTGTCAAGGTCTTTTTGCAAATCACTGTATGATTCACGGAAAGACTTTGCACTATCCTTTATCTTCTGATTGAACTCTTCCGAACGTGCAGACATGATATGAAACGCTTCCGCCACAAGTCCTGCAACGGTAAGTATCGTCATAAGCGGATTAGCCTTTATCGTAAGCCACAATGTTTTCAATGAATTTGTCAAACCGAATGTTGCCAGTTTGAATCTGTTCATCAACATTGTCGTTTTTGTCATAGACAACATTCTTGCAGCTTCCGCACCTGTCAGTTTAAGTTCGGTGACAAGAAGATGCCGTTCAGCCTGTGTCAGCATATTCGTGGCAAGAATACGTTTAGCCATCTCTGCCGACATCTTTCCCGAATTAACGGCAGCAGCTATCTCTACGGCAGACAGCTTGGATGCTGTCGCTATCTTCCATCTCTCGGCAGTAGTGAGCGTTCTGTACATCGCAGCCTGTTTAAGCAACTGTGCTTCCCGTAATTTTTCAGCCTTAATAGCATTAGTTGTTGCAACAACTTCTTTTCCCAGCATAGCTGTTCTAGCTAGCTGTAATCCTTTCAACGCAGCATATCCTACAGCAACGCCCTCTATTGCCTTAGAGAAGTATCTCCAGTTGTTCATCGCATCGGTTATGCTTCCAACGATACCTTTCAGAACGGAATCATTCGCCTCGCCTATGTCATTCATCATAATCTTGTATGAATCGGCAAGGTTACTTACCATACCTTTCAAAGATGCGGCTTGTATTTCCTGCATCTTGTAGAACATACCACCATCTTCCGTCATTGTGGTAAACATCTCCCGAATATACTCGAAAGGAATCTGACGTGTTGATATGGCGTTGAACACATCATCAGTAGTTTGAGCCACACCTCTTACTTCTTCCAGTTTTTTTCTCAATGAATCCAATGCAGGAATACCGGCCTCTGTCAATTGACGTAATTCCTGCCCTCTCAATACACCTGCGCTTCTTATCTGACCATAGGCAAGAATGATACGTCCCATATCAACGCCAAGACCTGCGGAAACGTCCGCAAGACTTTTCATTGTACCGTACAATTCGTTGACAGGTATCTGGAATGCAGCAAGCTGTTTGGTATATCTAACCAAATCGCTGAACTGGAAAGGAGATATTACAGCAAGGCCCTTAATCTGACTGAATATCTGGTCAGCCCGTCTTGCATCTTGTATAATGGCACGTAATGACACCTGTTGCAGCTCAAACTCTCCACGAATGGCAACAAGTTCCTGAAACATATCTCTGAAAAAGTAGAATCCGGCATAAGTCTTTATCGTATTGACAAACTCACGCATCATTCTGCTCTGCTTTGTCAGTTCCTCGGTAAATTCCTTTGAACTTGCGGCATTTTTCTGATTGGTCTGCTGCATCTTTGTTCCATAGGATGTAGCTTCGTTTACAAACTTGTTGTGTTCCTGTATCTTCCTGTTGAGAAGAGTAAGGGTACGGTTATAGTTTGCATCAGTCGTATTAAGCGCATTACGTCTGTTTGTCAATTCAGAAATAAGATTGTTAGCCTGATTGATAGACGTAGGATTGATATTAAGCAATTCATTCGTTGATGTTTTTCTTAAAGATGATTGCAACTTCTCCAATCTGCCTTGCAATTTCTGAATAAGAGCGTCAGCCTTTGTTATCTGATTGCTGTTTAAAGGAACTTCAACCTTGAATTTATTCAATAGTTCAAGGCGTTTCTGTATGGCGGCAATTTTCTTGTTCAAGTCCTCAGCACTTCCCTCAGGCATACCAAGGGCAAGTCCAGACTGACCAGAAAGGTATTGTAGATACTTCTGATTGGTCTGCTGCATCTTTTTATTCGCCTGTTCCTGCTTTGATGCTTGTCTATCCATCTCCTTTGTCCGTGCAATCTCCATCTCGTATTGCTGGCGTAGAAGATTAAGTTCTCTCTCATCGGAAATGGACAATTTGGGCGCACTGTTAGCAGTAAGGGAATATGCCGTTTTCAATCTGTTCAATTCAGCCACAAGATCATCTATCGCTTTCTTTTGACTTTCAAGATTGGCTTTTCTTGTAGCCATCCCCTTATCTCCGCCTGCATTGCCTAGGTTACGGTAAGTCTTTTCCAGCTTGTCATACTCCCTTGTCGCTTCGACAATCTTGTTTGACAACTCTTCCATCTGAACAAGTATATCCATTTTCTTGTTCGACTTCCCTTTTCCTACCTTGGACGCGTTTTCATTCGCTTTGTTTATCTTATCTACAACCTCGCTAAGTTCGTCATTCATTTTGCCTATATCGGTCAACATAGGCTTGAAGGACATCTCCTGGTTAAAAGTGTCCTGCAACTTCTTCTGTATATCCTTTATCTGTTTGTCAAGACCGGAATCATCTAGCCCAATCTTAAACTTTAATGCTCCTAAATCAACATCAGCCATAGTTATTGTTTTTTAATTATTGCAAAAATAGCAAAAATAAGCACAAGAGCATGATTTACAACAAACAAAAATCCATTAGTATTTTTTAACATATTTAAAATGGTACTTAAAAACGATTATGTTATCTTTGCAATAAAATAATTTTTTAACTATGGCTATAGAAGAAAACAAAGTAACACTCGTTGGCGTAAATTCAGCCAGCGTAACATTCAGCAATGAAGCTAATGTGGAAAAACAATACAAGGTGAATGCGAATGTAAACGTATCAAACGGAAAAAACATTGATTCATTTGATGGCGGAGAGGTGAAGTCATTGGAATCAGAGAACCAACTCGCCACATTCTATTTCAATCAAAACGGTGGTATCGCAATCAACTACAACGATCATCCCGATTTGGAAGCACAAATTGCTATCATTACCATCATCAACTCTTTCGTAACCGATGTGAAAAAATACATTAACACGAAAGGCATCTCATCAGTTTCAATCTAAAAAAGGCAAGAAAAATGACGAACCAAGAAATGTTTTTAAAGAGATTAACTCTCTTGAATATCCCCTTATCACTAGAAGGGAAGGAACTTCCATCAGAACTGAAAGCAAAAATCATGCTTATGCGTGTCGCTTACGACAAAGCCGCAAAAGCATTTGATGATGATATGCAACAGGTTCTTAAAGAAATAAAGAAGGAAGGATATGACGAGCGCGCACAGAAAATCAATCGCATGAAAGAGATTGACGGAAAGGAAGATGCGACAAAAGAGGAAAAGAAAGAAGCGGATGAAATCAGAAAGACAGAAGAAGATTTCAACAAGGAAACAGAAGAACTGAACAAGGCATACTCCGAAGCATACCAAGAGAAAATGAAAGAGGAATGTGATATGAAGCCTAGATACTTCGCCTTTGAAGGATTTGCTAAAATCATTGAACTTATTGGTACTGACGGTGCAATTAAAGTGAAATGGAACTCTCCCGAAGCATTGGAAATACCGAAGGAGGAATTTATCTCGCTTATCGCAACAAATCTTGTCGATGAATAAGCCGTTTTCTATATTGCTATTTTTTTTGTTACTGTCGTGTTCTTGTTCACGCAAGCTACTTCCATCTTCGACAAATACAACTATAGTAGACCATAACACGACAGTAACGGAAAGAGTAGTATGGCAATCAAAAATAATAACTCTTCCAACAGAACACATACAACATACAACATTTGAAGATAGTTCACACTTGGAAACATCATTAGCCGTATCAGACGCTAAAATAATGTCGGATGGCAGGCTTTTTCATAGTTTGAAAAACAAGAAAGACTTTCTACAAGACAGTATTCCATCTTTGGAAAAAGAAACGGTAGTGACGAAAGATTCGATAATAACCGTGGAGAAAATTGTAGAAGTAAAGGTAGAAAAGGAATTGTCTAAATGGCAAAAAATACTAATCAATCTTGGATACATAGGTATCGGTTTCATATTGTTTTCAGGTTACAAAATAGCCCGAAAGTTCGTGTAACTTTCGGGCTTATTTTATTGGGGATTGATAAAATCTTATGGAGCGTAATCTTCAACCATATTATAGGTGGTATTTACCCCTGTGGCTCTTGCTGCAATATAATAATCATAAGAAAAATCTCTACTAACATTAAAGGAATACATAGATGATCTATATGTTCCTTTTGCCGGAACCTGTGCAGTAAGTCCTGTAAGTAATGAACCAGCACTTTCTCCAGCTTCTGGAACTGTTCTTGTCCTCATTAACACAAGAACTATACCACGTATAGTAACAGATGACCCACTATTATTTGTTATAATGAAGTTGTATGTAATTTGGTTATTAGAAGAGTTCCATGTACCGAATGCTTCTATTACGTATAGAGATCCAGCTGCATGAATAGTCATTGTTTTTGGTGTTACTGGAATAGGTATGTATATTCCTTGTTTTAATTCATCATCTACTCCTATTTTATTAGATGACAAGAAAAAAGATACTTTCCATTTACCTACATAACCACCTATATTTAATAATCTTATAGATACTGAATCAGTAAACATACTTTCAGATGTTACTAAAATGTATCTAGTATTTTGTAAAAGTCCTACCCCTGCATACATTTCAGAAAATGGAGTTCCTTGATAGCTTAAATAGGATAGCAAAATGTTATCATCAGCATTTGTTGTCTGTTCAAGTTGTATTTCTAGATTATTAGATGTGTCCAAATATACATCTGATGGAACGTCATCTCCAAAAGGAACTATAGCATTATGATTATATCCGTTGAAATCCAATATCCGATAAGGTGCTGAATCTCCACCAGTAGGAGCATTATATCCCCAGTCTACGCCATTAAAAAGGTCTTTTAGAAATCCGCTATTAAGCGTTCCTGGCGACATGTATCCCACTACACTTAGACCACATAAACCATCATTAGCTTTCCAATAATCAGAACGATAATCTAAGTATGGTTGCCTCACAGGTTTATATTTACTCCATTTATTTATTTTCCCATGCGTATTTGCGCACGCATACCCTAAATCATAACCATCACTAGTAGGACCGATGCCTAGAGTAGGATATACATCACTATCCAATCCGACAGGTGCGGTGATTTTACCGTTAGAGTGACCCATAGACTATACCTCCACATATTTATTGCAGACGATATTGCCGCCCATTGTCAAACTACCCGTCACACGTACATCACCATCAATAATGACAGCTTGTGACAAATCAAACTCTTCTGGTATATCACTACCATCTAAGGCTATTATCTCATAAAGCCCCTCTGTCGGGCTAAAGCCCCTCTGTCGGGCTAAAGCCCCTCTGTCGGGCTAAAGCCCCTCTGTCGGGCTAAAGCCCCTCTGTGCTCCCTCGCTTCGCTTCGGTCGCACACCAAATTTCCGTTTACAAACAAATTAATCTTCATGTTTATTGTTTTTTAAATATTTCGCAACACTATCCATTACACACTCAACACACCAACCTATAAGGTATGCAAAATGCTCATCCTGCCCATTTTCATATCCCATAGAAATATCACAATACCCAAATACATTACAAACATAATGAACAGATTCATGAGCAACAGTTCCCACCCCTATACCATCGTTGGATAACCAAATAAGTACACCTAAATGGTTTGTACTTTTTTCCCTTACAAAAATAGTCATGCCTTTACAGCCCTTAATTTCATCTTTGGATGTATCTATCGGATCATGATTAAGTTTGGTGAATTTTCTATATATTTTCCCCCATTGATCATCCCCCACTGCAACATACAGTTTAAGGGGATATATTTTAGGATCGTATTTTGTTATCATCGCAAAACATCTTTTAGTAATATATCTGGATGCTCTTCTTTAGGTTTAGATTCTTTGAATCTATATATAAAGCCACTTGCATCCTTATTGGCTTCCTCATATAAATCTTCTGTAAGAGAAGCCTTATACAACTTAACTTTCTCTTCAAAATGATAATCAAGTTTAGGCTGGTCCATTATTACTGCCTGTATATAACTCCATGAATATTTCCATAGCAAAGCCCAGTCCTTGATTATCATCAATCCTCCGAATAGCCTTAAATCTCCTCTGAATTGGGGGAAATCTTTTTGGATAGATCCTCGTGAGCCGATTTTGCATCGAGAGATAATTTCATGGCATCCTTCTTGCTTAATGTCGCTGTCGTATCTATCAAGAACGCTAAACGGATTGTATTTGTAAAAAAATCACTTACATTAGCCCCCTCCACGATGGCTTCTATCAACGGAGTTAGTTCCTTATGGTCATAGTGCCTGCTTAACCACCAAGCGTATATACGTCTTGCAAAAGGAATTATCTCAAAAAACCAATAGTTATTCAATACTCCTGCCGCTGCAACTTTGTACGGAATAGATGCGTCATTTTTCATAATTGCAATCATTTCCTTTTTTGCTGTATCTGGATTGATAATATCACGTATCAGCAGCTTATCCACAATATAGTCATATGCACCCAGTCTAAGACCACGCACCTTGAATTTCTTATTGCCAACCATAACCTCTTTGTATTTATGAGTGGCAAACTTCTGCATCTTTATCTGATCATCTAAGTCAGGTTGTTTCCAGTTAAATATTCCCATTTTTAAACTAACTTGAACGGTTTAATCATTAATTTTCCTTTCACATCTACCTTCGATATGTTCTTTGGCGTATTTGTATAAACGAACACCTTGGTATATTTAGACGATACAATATCAAGTTTGGCATCGTCAATCAAAGAAACGTGTACTATGCTGTTGTCAAGCGCAACAAGGTTTACACGGCTGTTATCCTTGACATACATCTCTCCTATACCGAAATCGTTGAATGTGACAACACAATCACACGAACCGTTAAAAATAGACCATTTAGGATTGCTTATGAAAAGATTGGTATCATCAACAAAGATATTAAACTTCTCCCTAACACCAGCAAACTCCTTCTTGATTATTTCATTTGACGGGAACCTGTTAAATAGGCAGAAGTCAATGCCTCTGATATATTTCTCGCATAATTCATATTTGTCCGGGTTTCCCCATCCATTTGTCCATTCCTTACACAGTCCAAGGCTTATAGCTTTTAGCTTTAATTTATCAGACAATTCTTTATCTGTCATGGTGTTAATTTTTACAGCAAAAATACAACAAAGGTTAATAAAAATCAAACACAATCAGTTAAAAAACAATAAAAGCCGGACGAAAACGCCCGGCTAATAATTCATCACCCGTCTACATCAAGCACCCACTCCCGAATTGTCAAGTTCGAGAACCATCATGGTTTTCAAATACTGAGTGTTAACTTCCAATGCTGTCACAGTAACGGAGAATCCAAGATATCCAGCGTTACTTGGAGCACCTGTGAAGCTGACAGCCCATGATGCCTTCGGGAAGAAGATCATACGGTCACCAGTACCGTTGATAATACCGATAGGACGTACAAACTGCTTGAATGAGCTTGCACCAAACGCTTTCAGTTTCTGAGAAGTTCCCTTACCGAAAGCATCAACAGTATCAGTTAAACTACTTAATTCCAACTCAGCCTTTGCTTCATTTCCTTGCGTAAAGAAAGCGAAAGCGGCTTTTGAAGTGGACATACCTGTAAAGGTAAATGCCATAGTACCCGGTGTGATATTCTGGAATACGGTAGCACCCTGCTCGTTCTTTGTTTCAGAAGTGTCAGCGTCAGTACCAGCGGATTCCGTAGTACCAGATTCAATATTGGGAAGAATCTTCGGATTCTTAAAACTTGAATATTGAGTTTCATCGGTAATCTCAATCGCATCAAATGTCAAAGCAGCCGACTGCCCGTTCAAGTAAGCAGGGCTGGTGTCTAAATTTACTCGTGCCATTCTATTTTCTGTATTTAAAAAGTTATTGTTAATTGTTGAGAGCGTATCTACCGATGCGCCTCCACTGTTTTTTCTCACGTTTTTCATGCAGCTAATCCTTTGAAATATCAACATTCAACAGGACGGACATATAATAGAACCCAACCCCGTCAAACATTGGTGGTAAAACATTAAATATCTCGAAATGAAGCTGCACAGTCTTTTGCGGGAACAGTTCTACCATTTTCTCACTCAACGCATCCATGACAGACGGATATACGTTCCCGGGCAATGCCCTTACAAACAGAGTAACCGTAGCCATTGTTTCGCCTTTCCCGAAGTGACCGTAAGGGCCGCTCTCGGTATTGCTGACAATTCTTGTATTGTTGTTTACGACAATAAAACTAGTTACCTTATCATCAACACTTGCAGGACGCTGCACCTTATATACATCGTCAGCAATCTTCTTGTCCAATACAATATTGTACAAGGTGGTATTTATTGTTGAAGGATTAAAGTAGCCCATAACTTCACTTAAAATATTTGTTTAACATATTAGCTGCAATTTTCTTAAAAACCACAGTATATTTACCCCCTTTTAAATCTGTCTTTGTCTTAATCCAAGAATCTGAAAGAACGTTCAACAGGTGATAGTTCTCAACATACTTGGCATAATACATGACAGCAGCGACAACCAGTTCATATTTTTCAGAACCATCGGATTTATAACTGTTGAAGAAATTTTCGGCAAGTTCACGCCCCCAATACTCGACATTGTTACGTTTCCTAGGCTCATTTGCAACTTTCGTTGCATTTGCCCACACAATCTTCTTTAGGACCCCATCTTTGTAAATGCCACATCCATAACTATCTTCAAGATTGAAAGTCTGATTGGTAAATCCCTCCATGTCTTTTATATCATCCATGATATTCGTGGCGATATCTTCCATGAACTGCATGATAGAAGCATCCAAGGCAAGCTGGACATTACTACCAAACTCTTTCAATACTTTATCGTTGTTATTTGCCTGCATTTTTTGTACTTGTTTTTCTTGTTACTGGTTTACTCAGTTTCTCAATCTGCTTTTTTAGCAAATCTCGATCATCTTTAGCGCATTTCAGTTCTGTTTTAATATCATTCAGTTCATTGTAAAGCTCCTGTATCTTCTGATAAGCATCGTGGAGAGATTGCTGATAACTCAAAATTTCCTCTTGCGCCTTTTTCAACTGAGCACCTTGAATAGCAAATCCCTTTTCAAGATTGTCCAAGGTAGAAGAATCAATTTCAGTTTCCATCTTTTCCTTCTTCTGCTTAAACATTAACATTGAAGTTAGAAGGGTTATGCCATTTGTACCCAACAAAGCAAGTATTATTTCCGTCCAATTGATTGTCATAGTATTCTAGTTTTCTATTTGGTTAAAGTATATCACCGTACCAAATTCCATATTGTTAAATGGAGGTTTCTTTATCTCACGCCAACTATTGCTGTTGTCCGAAAACGGATGGTTGAAATTCTGCCAATCCAACAGACACCCGGAAGGTATGGTTACATCGTTATCTTCTAGGTAGGCGGCATATTCGGATTTATCAACATCATTCGTTTCCGAACCAGTATCCTTTTCCTGTATGTTTGCCCTTCCTTCGTATATCATCTCCCAATACGGGGTGGTATGATATTTATCCGAACTGTTCTTGTTCTGATAAATTCTCACCATATCAGGAAACATATCCTCACCTAAAATACTCTTTCCCATACTACCATCTTAATCTAGTTATTTCAACATCAGTTCCAACATCCAAATTCAAACCCCATTTGGCGTATAAATCCTTTGCGCGTTGTTCCAATCTTTTCTTGTCATTGATAGAAATAGTCTTGCTTGTGTCAGTAATTGACCAGTTACCTGCCTTTTTCGTCTTTCCCTGTATGGTTGAAGGGGCAGTACAAACAATGAGCAACAAATCGGCATAAGCCAAATCCTTCTTCATCTCAGACGTTTCACGGCTGTCATCAGACAAACGGAATCCCCATTTCTGGGCAACACTGATATACGATGTGTTTTTCAACTCATAGTCAATCTGTGCTTTCAGATATTCACGCATAGACATATAAAAATATGCTTCCACCTTCATGTTACCCTTTGCTGTTATCTGAGGTGTAACCTGAATAGTGTACGGATTATCTGAAACTTTCAGCCTATCTTCCGGCTTCAATGTTTCATTGTCAGCAATAAGCCAATATCCGAACTCCACACTTTCTTCGGGAATAGCTTGGAGCGTGAGAGTATCTCCAATGAAATACTCCCCTGCGCCTTTTGCTGTGCCTTCGCCATTTATATCAATAATGACCTTCATGGTTCAACTTTTTACAATCCTGTATTTGACTGTTCGTCAACCTTCATAATGATAAGGTTGTTAGGATTCTTCATCACAGGACACGCCCACAATTCACCTGAACTCTTTTCTGCATACGGTTCAGAAGAATACTGATGCAAGAATGCGATACGTCCGCCTTCCAAAGAGGAAATACGTACAGCCGGGTTGGTATCCTGCAAATACATTGAAGGTGAGTTCTTGATACGGAAGAACTGACCGCTCTGAACAAGAACAACGGTGTTCTTTTCAAAAGACGGTTTGGCTTCCTCAATCACGCCAAGTTTGTTCCATTTTGATTTTTCCTCAATAGGGATAATCACAGGAATAGAGAACACCTTCATCAGCACATCAACAATTTCCTGATTGTTCATAGGATAGATTGTAGTAGATGCTGCGGCAGGAACAAGACGTGCCTGTACTGCTGCTGTCACTTTCGGGTGCATCAAGAAATTATCATACAAATCCTTTGACATTTCAAAATGATCGTATGGTACACCGTCATTATCGGCAATCTTGCACATTCTTTGAAGGTCTTTAATAGGATCTGCATTTTCGTTCGGTGTCCAGTCTGTATCGCTAAACCATTTCTGTTTTAACGCTTTCAACTTATGTTTTGCAGGAACACGATAGTCGATCTGAACAGGAATTGAGTTAGTGCCACTGGCTGTATAGTTAAGCATACCTGTAGAAAGAGCCTGATAAGTCATACAGTTCAACTCGGTATGGAAGCCTTGGATACACGCTTCCATCTTTGTGAACCACTTCTCACGGATCTTGTCAAGCAATGCACCTTGCGGAATGTCAAGTTCATAGAACTCCTGAATATCGGTTTCCATAAACTGAATGGCGTGACCCATCTTCGGAATACGGCCCGAATACCATTCAAATCCAGTAGTGTCCATAATAGGCTTTTCAGCCAAAGGAGCCAGCATTACAGGACGGGTAGCCTGTGTGTATTCGTCAACCATGACATTCCATGATTTACTCATCTGAGGAACATCCCAATCTCCGTAGCTTCTCCAGTTTTCGTTATCAAATTTCTGATTGGCATAATCCATAAGTTCCTGCATCTCCCCAGAGAAATGCCAATCATAGAAACTAAATGTCGATCTTTGCATAAAACGAAAAAATTTAATTAGTTATACAATGTGTAACGGAAAACGCAAGGATATGATTCATCATCCTTCATCGCCTTTTTGATTGCCGAAGCTACGGGCGGAATGCGTTTTTCCAAAATCTCACTTGTCACCATCCATGCACCGTTGAAAGGATAGAGAGTGGCACCGGGAATGGTGTCAACATCATAAGGCAGGATAGCATTAGGAATAACCTTGAATTTTGCGCTAGCACCAGCCTGTGTAACTTCAACCAAAATATCGGTCAATTCCAATTTACCTGCATCCGCGGACAATGTAAGGATGTCATATTCGTCATGAGACGAATCAATAGCGTTAATGGTATAACCAGTTGTAGTACCTGCGGCAGTAGTAGGTGCTTTACCGACAACCATGCCAACCTTGGCAACTGTATTACCCATGATTTTTTCAACTTTTACCGTAGCACCAGAATCCGATTTCTCGTACATTCTGAATGAATAGTGAATGTCACCGCCATTCTGCTTTGAGGAATCACATTTAATCATGGTACCAGCCGGAAGTTTGTTCCCAACTGTAGGCATACGTTCTACTGAAACGTTACATCCTACCAACAGTACGTGCAAAGACGTATCATTAGAAAAGATATGTCTTGCGCCACCAATCTTACTATAACTTGTTGCAAGAACTCCTGCTTTCATAATTAAAAAAACTATTTGTTAATTTTACTGTAATATCGGCTGACAATGTTGTTTTCCTTGTTAGCCTTATCTTCTTCTCTCTTTCTATCTATGAATGACTTTACATCGCTAGAACCACCCTTGTCAGAGATGAAAGGATTAATGCCATCCTTTGTGTATTTAGTACACGTTTCATTGTACTTTCCCTGTATTTTCAGAAGAATGCTTGTATCTTCCTCTTCGGGCGAAATCTGAATGTTCTCAAAAATGATGTTGCGCAACAACTCGTTAGGCATACCCGCTTCTGGGCGTTTAATCAAATCAGACAGCTTCTTGCGCTTTTCAGTTACAATCTGCTTCTGCTTTTCCTCCTGCTCTTTAGCTTCAAACTCTTTCTTGAACTTTTCAAACTCTTCAAGTTTAGCCTTAACATCATCGGGCAACTCAAACGGTTTTGGTTCGGGTGCTGGTGTTGGTGTTGGTGTTGGTGTCGGTTGTGGCTGAGGTGCTGGTGTAGGTTGTGGTGCAGGATGTGATTTTTCCCATTCCTTTTTCAAGTTGGATATTTCCTGTTCCTTGATTGTATCCCACTCTTTGCGCTTATCAGACGCAAACGCTCTTACCTGACCTGCCACTGTGTTCTTTAAATGATTCACAACACTTTCATTCCAGAACTTTTCCGCATTTTCCTGCGGTGCGAACGCTGAGAACTCATTAATTGTCTGTTCGATTGTACGATCTGTAATAACGGAGCTACTTTCTCCCAACGCATTCTTGATACCTTCAAAAATGACTTTTACATTTTCATCCATATACTATTTATTTTTTATGTGATTCATGCACAAGACCTTTGCGCACAGTAAGTACCTCTTACCGATGCAAATGTAGTTAAAAAATGTGTATAAGCAAAAAAATATTTAAAAAAATATTATATTTGCGAATCATTATACTGCAATGGAAGAAATTGATTTAAAATACCGAGGATTAAAGACTAAGGATGTTGTCAAATCGCTGAAACGATATGGCAAAAGGGGAATCATACCATATAAAAGCCTTGATTTCGTCCAAAGATATATAGAGGACAGAAGAAGCAAGGGATACAAGGTAAATATGCTTGCCCCACAGAAAGGTTCACAGGAGGCATTTCTAAGGAACAGGGCAGGGATAAAGATACTTCACGGGAATCGTGGGGGAGGAAAATCCGTATGCCTTGGAATGGATATACTGAGTTCATGCAACCATCCGTCATTTTCCGCACTTGTTTTCCGTAAGGACAAGACATCCGCAGAAAAAGCGGACGGTATTCTTAAAGTGGTTTCAAAGATGGTTGAACCTTATGGTGAGTATATTGATTCAAAACGCCTTTCAAGACTTGACGCAGGAGGTGAAATACGGTACGATTATTTCGGTGATGCCTGCCTGTCTGGAGAAAAAGGCATAAATGAATTTAAGGACAGACAACAGGGTGGTAACGTTGTGAAGGTGGCGATAGACGAGTGCTCACAGGCAACGGAACCTATCATAAACTACCTTCAAACGGTATTGCGTTCATCATCAGGACTAAGAACAGGTCTTACAGGCGCGTGCAATCCAAACCCGTACAGCGATTTCTGGAGAGCACTGGTATCATGGTGGGTGGACGATGACGGAATAGCAATTCCAGAAAGATCGGGAAAGGTAAGATATTTCTTTCAATATGGAGATACTATACATGAAACAGCATGGGGTGACAGCCCACAAGAAGTATTTGCTCAGGCAAAAGATTATATCATCGCAAGATTCGGTAAAAATACCAAAATTGACGAAACAAACTGTAAAAGATACATCAAGAGCATAACCTTTATAGCTTCTGGGCTGGAAGATAACAAGATACTTATGGCTTCCAATCCCGACTATCAGAAAAACCTTGGAGGAACAGCACAAGAAGTATCAATAAACGCATTAGGTTCATGGAAGCTGATAAAAGGGGGAAACGAGTGGATAACCCGTGACGAAATGGAGGAAATGTTCTCATCTCAGCCTGTGTTTGACGATTATTTTGAATGTGCTACACTGGATATAGCATACGGTCTTGGTGACGTTTGTGTAATGGGGCACTTCATAGGACACCACTTACAAGACCTGGAATGGTCAAACACATTAAAGCCTAGGGATTTGAACCGATGGGTAAGAAACAATCTACGAAAATGGGGAATCGGTGAAAACAGACTGGCATTTGACGGTCTTGGAGCACCTACATTCCGTGACGCATTTCCCGAAAGTCTGGCAATACTTAGAGGCGTTCCGAAAAGACTAGACAAAAGCAAGGATGATCAACCTGTAAGATTCTATTTCGATCTAAGGGCACAGCTTGCCGATGAGATGGTAACACGTATAAAAGGAACAAACTTAGGATATTGCGGATTCAGCATAAACCCGGAACTTCTTGACAAACCGTATGTGAACAAAACAATACGGGAAGCGCTGATGGATCAGAGAAGAGCAATAAGACGTGACGTGGAAAGGGAAAACGGGAAACTAAGACTTCTGAAAAAACAGGAGGCAAAAAAGATTGTAGGATGCTCTCCTGACTTGATAGAAGGAACATTTTTATACAGGACATATTTTGATATATGTGATGTAATGATTGACATACCTAACGATATAATGGATGAATTAAAATATTTATAATTACCTATGGAAATTTTAAAATTAGACGTTTTATTACGAAAAGAACCGTTCAAAGTGGCACTTCCGTCAAGATGTGACGATGGGAGAGGTGGAGGAACAAAGAAAAAACCAAGACGCTCCACTTTGATATACAAATATATGTCACAAGATGATTTTCTAGCACAATGGGATACATCAGGACACTATATACACAACAGACCTGACTGGAAAGACAGCATACCGTCAGACGAAGATACCACATCATCGGATGATGAAAGCGCGAATGTAGGTGCTCAGAAAAGAAAAAAGAAATCGGCATCAACTCCCTACGTACTGCAAAGACGGGCATTCCCTCTTCAAAGGATGATACACAAGAAAAGGGTATCACACCTGTGTACCAATCCTCTTAAATTTCAGATAAAGAAAAGCGCGTCAAACCAGCAGAACAGGGATAAGCTGACAACATACAAGGAATACTGGACTGATTCTCTCATGGAAACAGCCAAGTTTGAACTTATAAGCGAAGCCGGAAAGGTAGGAGATGCTGCCATATATATATATAAGGATAAGGACGAGATAAAATACAGGTCTTTCAGCTACTCAAAAGGAGATATACTGTATGAACATAAAAACAGAAGAGGGGAAAGAATAGCTTTCGCAAGGGAATATACAACCACATACATATCGGCTGACGGAGAAGAACATACAGACACACTTGTCGATGTATGGACTAAAGATGAGTTTTACACCCTTGATTCCAACGGAGATATAGCAACGGATATTGACGAAAACGGAAATATCATACAACTGCATCAATTCCATAACCTGGGATTTATACCTGTAGTATATCTACGGCTTGAACTTCCATTTTGGGGGGCAGTACAGGACTTGATAGACGATTTCGAGTTCTTAATGTCAATGATAGGAGAATACAACACACGACAGGCATTCCAAATGCTACTTATCAAGACTAACGGAAGAATAAACATTCAAAGAAACGGATTGGGAGGAACTTCCATTTTACGTGTAGGAGCAGAAGATGATGCACAGTTCATGGGTAAGATGGACGCTTCAAACTCACTGTTCACCGAAATAGATAACATATACAACGGGATACTTGACGGAAGCGGTGTTGTTCCGCCAATGCAATCATCATCAGGTGACAGACCTACTGGAACAACGGCAATGTATTACGAGCCGGAAATGGAATGGGCGAGAAGTGATGCACAAATGATGAATACAGCCATAAATGACATGGCCAATATATTCAAATACTATGTAGGAGTAATGGAAGGTGACGCAACAGGTTATAACGCTCTAAGAATAAACGCTACCATAGAGCCATACTCATACATAGACTTCTCTGAATGGAACAATACACTCGTTCAGCTTGTGAACTCCCGAATAATATCATTACAGACAGCAAGAGAAGAAAGTGACTTCTCTGCAAATAACGAAGATGATAGAATGGACGAACAAGACAGAAGATTAAACGATATGGAAGCTAGGGTGATAGAGGAAAATAATGAAAACAATGAAAACAACGATAACAACGATAACAACGATAACAGCTAAACTATGGGAAAATTTACAAATTTACTAAGAAAAATCAGAAGGGCATTAGACTATATATGCCTTAACAATTTGAGAGTTGACGGAATGGAACACCTCATTGCAGGAATACTTGTAGTAAGCATGGCGCAATGGTTTTTCTCCATATGGACAGCAATAGCACTAACCTTATTCATTCTTGTGGGAAAAGAAATAATATACGATAAGTGGCTTAGACAAGGAGTGCCCGAATGGAGAGATGTATTCTGGGGAGTAGTAGGTATGGTGCTTGGATTAATGTAAAAAAACAAGGGTGTTACGGAAGTAATACCCTTGCCTAATACCTACCTATTTTTAATTATGACGAAATCGCCATAATTAAAAAGATATTAAGGAACAAATTGACATCATTACAAATCGTTATGGTATTAATTGTATCAAAATTTATATCATTTAATTTGGAAAAACAGCTATGGAATACCACCAAAAATACAAAGGATTATCTATTGCAGACTATTTCGTAAAAAAGTGCATAGAGCAAAACATACCCGTGACAAATATGTCTATTCTGAACATGATTTACTTTGCTCATGGATTTTCTTATGCAATAAGGCATGAACCATTAATCAAAGATTCATTTTTGGCATGGCAATGGGGGCCAGTAGAAAAAAACACGTATGATTGTTTCAAAAAATATGGAGCAGGTCCTATAACATCCATTTCGGGAGAAACTAATGATGATATTGTAAAAATAGAAAAAGATAAAGAACTATGTGACTTCTTAGACAGATTTATCCCATTAGCGAAAGTGAACCCGTTTACCTTAAACAAAAGAACGCATATTGAAAATGGTCCGTGGGATGTAACCACAGTTTATCAATATATAGATGAAAAAGTAATACAGGTATATTTTTGCGCTAAGTATGGGAATGAAACGAAGTAATTGTACAATATTGAAAGCCTAAGTAAACTAGCCAAATAGGTTGCTCATAACAATGAGAGCATCAACCGCCTTGTCTACATTAAATTCCATCTGTTCCATTATATAATCTCCTGATTCTTTTATGACAACATACGAGAAGTCTTTGTTTCCTACACTCATTGTTGCAATATTTCGTTCTTTGAACTCAAAGGAAATAGTGCCATTAGGTGACGGAAATACATTCCACAACCGAAGAATCGAATCAGGGGTATCCATTACTATTTTACGGGCATTTAAGTATGAATCTCGTTCTATGGGAAAGGCATTGCAACCATCCCAACCCTCTTTGTTCAATTTACAGAAGAAATTAGAAAGTTTTCCTAGCATCTTTTCTTTTTCAGAAGGAATCAACAACGGGAAAAAATAACCATGATAATCCTCAACTGTTCTTGTAATCATTCTAAGCGTATCTTTATCTTTCAAAAAACGTTCTTTTTCTGATACAGTTAATTCTTGTGGAACTTCATATAAATATACTTTATAAGATCTAGGAAAAACATGACCCAAAAGACATTTTTTAGGAACATCATCATTAAACAATGGATAATCATGACTAACTAAATATTGTTCATAACACATGAATAAAATATTTTGCATCTGGATTTTATTCAAAATAACATTATACTTATGATATATAAGCCACGCTATCAACTTACAGTAATCTAAACTGGTTAATTCTTTCATATATATGTATATCACAAATAAGTTGGCGTAGATGCTTCAAAAAGTTGATTAAACACTGTTTGATACTTACTTACTGCATTCTTATCATTAAAATTACACCTTGCTTTTCTTGTATTTGTATCATATTCAACTCGATACATTCTTCCATCTGCTATGCAAAAATGCACACTGTTTTCTCCAATCTTTACTTCTCCTTTTCTATTTTTTCTCAACTCTATTTTTGAATAATATTGTTTTAGTATATCTCTTAGACAATTACAAGAATTAATTTCATCATAATCTTTTAATACAATACGTAGATTTGTTCCTTCTTTGCTCAAAAATTTTCGTAATGATTCTATATATGACGAAGAAACTGTAACATCATTTTTATTAGAAAAAATGTCTTGTGCATACAAACAAATATTTCTTTCTGCGGTTTTGAATATGTTGTCAAAAATAACAATAGCATATTCATTACCACTATTGGATAAAACATTATTAATTTTATAGTCTGCAAAATACTCAATAGCATCCTTATAATCAATAATATTGCCTAAATTTAATTCTTTCATATCTCCATTTTATAAAACAAGGAGCGACAAAAATATCGCTCCTATATTTCCTTTAACGTATAATTGATCACTTTATCGTAACCCAAACCTGTTCACCACGCTTTATTGCATCATCAATCAATTTGTTCAATTTGTCAGAAGTATAGCGTGATTCGGTAAGTCTGCCTTTTGATGTATTGTTACCTACAAGGATACATCCGGCAGAATCCTTTGCTGTATTCCCAGCGTGAAAAAGAATACCCTCAAAATGAGGAACATTCAACAGTCTTGGCATATTACGCCCGAATTTTGGGGACCAGTTGTATATCACCTGGTATCTACCGTAAGGGATAGCAGATTCAGCATAAACCTTCTTCTCGTTTCCATCAAACACTCCGTTCTTATTCACGTCAACGATACGATCTTCAAGCGTATTACTGAAAAACTCACCATCAATATACAAACGTCCTATAGTATAATCAGGCTTACACCATTTTCTTTCTACTAATAGTTCCATGATTTTTTTATTTATTGATACATTGCAAATATACAAAAAAGTATTATATTTGCAATGTAATAATTAAGCTAGTTGATATTTAGATGGGAATTAAGGAACAAATTGACACTATTATAGATATAGGTAGAAAAGTATTCGGTGATTCATTTATGATAGCCGATAGTGAGCGTTGGTATCGCCCAGAACGGATTAACGTTCTAAAATGTATGTAAAAATGTACATTAATACCTAAAACATTATATTTATCTTTGCCTTATCATAAAGCATCCGTTAATAGATATAGCTTAAATAGTTATTTTCATGCAAAAACTAAATTAGTATCACCCTTGGTAGAAGGGGTTGAGGGCGTGGAGTGGTCGGCAGTAGTCGGGACGGTGAAGCGTCAATATGTACGTGTATAAACGTATATAATTACCTTACCTTAATAAGCAAGAAATAGATTGGACCCTTTTTCTTGCTTTTTTTATGTGCAAACGCAAACTAATATGTTAACATTAATTAAAAATTCAGTTTGGTTATATATATGTAAAATATATTTTTGTTACTTTGCACTATGTAAATGAACCATTACGATGTTTTTACTTTGGCAGCAGGCAGATGTGAATCTTTACTGTTGCCTTTTTTGTTTAAAATACATACCTTTGCACTATGGACAACGAAAGAGAAATATTATCCAAACTTGACGCTATAATACAGAACCAAAAGGTTTTGTATGAGAATCAAATTGTCATCTTTCAAACTTTAGCATCAATCGGACAAAAGGTTTACAGCCAAAGCGATTTCAAGAGTTTGATGATAAACATGGTAGCAAACGGTATAACAGAAAGGGTAGAAGCCAATGATCAACAAAGAAGAAATATCTAAGATTGCAGACTATTACTTCCAAGTAAAAAGACTTGCAAACGGTATAAAATCGTCAACCAGAGAGCGTGCAGAGAAGTTCTCTAAAGACCTTCTAGCCGTATTCCTATTGGCAGGGGCTAAATCGTTCAAGTCAATATCAAAACTATCGGATATCCAAAAAGAAAAAGTGATGGAACTGACCAAAAAGTTCCGTGAGGATATATATAACGACATATACCAATATGTACTGGAAAGCAATAAACTGTCACTAGAACTAAACGATGATCTTGGATGGGAGTATATTTCAATGACGGACAACGGCATTAAGGAATATATGGAAAGGACATACGGTGGAGAAACAACAAAGCAGAGAATAAACACAAATACAAACAGATTTCGCGCTGTTGTTGAAGTATATCTTGCCAATACATTACTGTCCACAAAAACGAACAATATAGAGAAGATAACGGATGAGGTTCAAAAGAAGATATGGAACAACATATCATCACCATATAACGTATCATTTATTCCGCCAAGCAAACAGAAACACTATGGGAGAGGATATGCCACAAACGGTATAAGCCAGTTGTATGTTATAGAACAGCAGATGATTCTAGGTATTTTCAATGAAGCAAATTACAACTCATGGAAAAACATTCCAAATTTCAAGGGATGGAGAACAGCAGTAACATCTAAGAACCCGTGCCAGTTCTGCATTGATGAGCAATACAGAATACACACAGACAGACCTAAGCTGCCGTTCCATGCCCATTGCTTGTGTATATTATATCCGGTGTTTAATACATAATAACTTGATAATCAACATACCATTGAGTAACATTACCATAAGATGGGGGATTTCCAGCATCAACCACATCATTACGAGTAAATGATTTAGGAATATTTGTGCACGAAGGCATCAATATATTACCTGACCATTGACCTGTATAAGATCCATCTTTCGCTCTCCATCTATATCTAGCGTATGGTCTGCCGGATGAAGCAACGTAATCACTAGAAGTGTTATTTGTAATGTTTAATCTGCATTTAGAAGAAGTAGACCCATTTGTCAACTGTCCGTAAACAGAGAATCCAGAAGCGTTGGCTGTTGTATTTCCAAGTGTAATAGAAAGACTTTGTGTAACCACTATAGGCTTACGAATAAATCCGTCAGATGTAGTAGGGATTAAGCATAATACATTTCCACTGTAATCACAAAAATAACCCTTAATATAAATATATGTATCCCCCATAGATATGAGATTATTGCGATTAAGGGTAATTGAAATTTTTCCTGTACTATCAATACTACTTACAACGAAAACTCCAGAATCCACCAACTTCTTTAATTGATTATATACTTCCACCTTTATCTTCATATTAGACCAAGTAAATCCCCCAAGTATTTTACCCCAATTATACCTAGAATCAGCCCAATATGGTGAAATTGTAAGTACAAACGTTGTCTTTGTAGCATCTACAGGATTAGTTAGGATATCTTTATCTATTGTAAGAGGTTTAGCCCCATGATCGTATCCATCAAAATCAGTAAGCCTATACCATGTTTTAGGTCTATCATATACTAATTTCTTATTTACAGAATCATAAATTATACCAGGTAAACTAGCGTTGTCAAATGAAGGGCTAGACGCTTCTTTGGGTTTTATATAACTCCACATATTAATTTTTTCGCTAAGACAAGCATACCCTAAATCATAACCGTTACTAGTAGGACCGATACCAAGGGTAGGATATACATCACTATCCAATCCGACAGGTGCAGTGATTTTACCGTTAGAGTGACTCATAATCACCCCCTTCCTCTATAACGGTAAAAGAACCTTTACAAACAACAATGCCATTACAACTGATACTACGACAATGAATATCGCCATCAATTATAACAGCATCAGAAATATCATAATCACTAGGAAGTTCCCCACCACATAGTGTTATAACTTCGACTGCCCCTGTGCAGCTAGACTGCCCCTGTGCAGCTAGACTGCCCCTGTGCAGCTAGACTGCCCCTGTGCAGC